GTGGGTAGCACACAGCAGAGGCGCCCTCCGGTCCGCACCGTCAACGTCGCGCTCGTCAACGCCCTCCTACGCGAGCGCGGCTGGACCCGCACCCGGCTCGCCCGGGAGATGGGCATGGACCGCGCCCACGTGACCGAGGTCCTCCTCGGCCGCGCCGCGTGGGGACCCGCGTTCCTCACCGCGCTGCTGGACGTGTTCCCCCGCCACACCCTCGATGATCTTTTCCCCGTCCCCCACCACCCGGTCGGTGGTGCCGCATGAGCGCACCATCACTGCCCGGGGAGCTCGCGTCCGCGGTCGCCGACGCCGAGCCGGTGGTCTACGCCGTCAAGATCGACGCCGAGACGCTCGCCACGATGCTGACCGTCCGGCAGCTCTCCGAGCTGCTCAGCCTGGGCTACCAGACCGCGCTGCGGCTGGTGCGCTCCGGCCGCATCCGCTCCCGCAAGATCGGCACCCACTACCTGGTGCCGGTGTCCGCGTACGTCGAATACCAGGCCGGCGCGGACGACCCCAGCCCGGACGACGACGAATGACAGCGCCCCCGTGACGGCCCAACGGCCGCCGCGGGGGCGCTTTCGGCGTCTACGGCCCGGCCAACCGACCAAGGAGGAATCCAGGCGTGACCCACCAAGCGTACCCACCTGCCCCTACCGTGCCGCGGCGCCGGTCCGAGGGTGGTGGCAACATCCTCGGCCCGGCCGCCGCGCTCGCCATCGTGGAACAGCGGGCCCCGGCGCTGCGGGAGCTGCGTGACCACCTCGGTCTTGACCACGTCGGCGGGGTCCTCCGCCGGGTCGACCACCCCGCCCGCACCGCCCACACCGTGGCCTTCGCCATGCGGGCCTGCGCGAAACAGCTCCGCGCCTGCCACCTCGAGAGGACCAACCAGTGATCTGCGACATGATCCCGCTGCCGAAAGTCGAACAGCCCCGAGACCACCTCATCCAGCTGCGCGACCGCTACCGGCAGGACGCCTACCTGGTCGGGACCGCGGGGGAGGACGCCGCCCAGCAGGCCCTCGACGCGGTGACCAGGTTGCTGGCCGACCACCGCTCGGCGGGTGTGCGGTGAACATCAGCGAAGCGAACCAGTTCAACGTCCTGCTGGACTGGCTGTTCGAGCTGCCCGGCCCGGACGGGCGCATCCCCAGCCACAAGGAGGGCCGCGCCGCCGCGGCGTGGCTGGCCGACCGCGCCCACACGGCCATCAGCGCGGGCCTGACCGGCGCCAAGGTACGCGACAGCTGGTACTGGGTCGACGACGGCCACTGCTGCGGCATCGACGGCTGCGACTGCGCCGCCGGCGAGCCACCCGCCCGCGCCGTGGAGACCGTGCAGGTCACGGGAGAGCGGCTGTGACCGACCCGGCTCACATCGACCAGCCCGGCGTCTACGACCTCCCGGCGCACGTGTACCACGCCGACCCCGTCGTCGGCGGCTCCCTGTCCTCCTCGGGTGCGCAGCGGCTGCTGCCGCCGTTCTGCCCGGCCAAGTACAAGGCGTGGCGCGCCGCCGGCGGCGAACACCGCCACGTGTTCGACGTCGGCCGGGCGGCACACGCCCTCGTCCTCGGCGTCGGCGAGCCGTTCGAGGTGATCGACGCCGACAGCTACCACACGAAGGCCGCCCGCGCCCAGCGCGACGAGGCATACGCGGAGGGCCGGACACCGCTGCTCAGCCACGAGCACGAGCAGGTGCAGGCGATGGCCGCCGCGCTGCGCAAGGTGCCGCTTGCCCGCGCCCTGTTCCGACCCGGTACCGGCCGCCCGGAGCAGACCCTCGTGTGGCGCGACGGCGAAACCGGGGTGTGGCGGCGGGCGATGCTCGACTGGCTGCCGCATTCCCAATCCGGCAAACGGCTCCTGATCACCGACTACAAGACGGCGGCGAGCGTCGAACCCGCGGCGATCTCCAACGCGCTCGCCCGCTACGGCTACTACCAGCAGGCCTCCTGGTACATCGACGGCGCGACCGCGCTCGACCTGCACGGCGGCGTCGAGCCCGCGTTCATCTTCGTGGTCCAGGAGAAGGAACCTCCGTACCTCGTGACGGTCGCCCAGATCGACCCTGAGTCGATCGAGTGGGGCCGTCGCCGTAACCGCAAGGCCATGCACATCTACCGCCGCTGCATTGAGACCGGCGTGTGGCCGGGCTATGCCGACGACGAGGTGATCTCCGTCGGGCTGCCCCGCTGGTCGGTCTACGAGCACGAGGCCGCGTACGCGGCCGGCGAATACGACACCGAACAGGACATCGCATGAGCAGCATCGCCGTCCCGCACCCCGGAGCGCACACCGGGCAGGCCACTCAGATCGAGCAGGCCCGTGCCCAGGCCGAGGTTCTCGCCGCGATGGAGGCCGCGAAGCGGTGGCCCCGCGACGAAGATCAGTGCGAGCAGAAGATGCGGCGGGCGTGCGCCCGCCCGGCCGTCGCGGAGAAGGCGTTCTGGGCGTTCCCGCGCGCTGGGGAGCAACTCACCGGGTCGACGATCCACTTGGCGAAGACTCTGGCCGGGATCTGGGGCAATCTCCAGTTCGGTGTCGTCGAGCTGGAGCGGAACTCGGCGCGGCGTGAGTCGCAGATGCTCGCGGTGGCGTGGGAGCTGGAGACCAACACCCGGGCCACGACGACGTTCCTCGTCCCGCACCTGCGGGACACCCGGAACGGCACGAAGGACCTCACGGATCTTCGCGATGTGTATGAGAACAACGCAAACCAGGGTGCGCGCCGCGTCCGAGAAATGATCTTCAAGATTTTGCCGGACTGGTACACCGAGACCGCCGAGGACATCTGCCGGGCGACGCTGGAGAAGAGCGACAAGCCGATCGCCGAGCAGCGCGCCGCGCTCGCGAAGGCGTTCGAGTCGCTGGGGATTCGCGTCGAGCAGTTGGAGTTGAAGATCGGCCGGGCGTGGGATGAGACAACGCCGGGGGATCTCGCGATCTTGAAGATCGTGGGAAAGTCGATCCGGCGTGGAGAGGCGACGGTGGCGGAGCAGTTCCCGCCGCTGAAGCCTGCCGGTGCTGTTCCGGTGACGGTGGAGGAGATCACCGGCGGCCCGGCCGTGCAGCCGGAGCCCCCACCGGCCGCGTCCGAGGTGCGTGCCGAGGCCGACGTGGCCAGGGCGGCGCTCGATCAGCACGCCGAAGAGCTGGCCGAGCAGCGCGCCGGCGAGCCGGAGGTCAAGAAGCGGGAGCGGCGCATGTTCGCGCTGCTCAATGAGGCCGGGGTCGGCGGCAGCAAGGCCGACGAGCGTGCGCGGAGGCTGCGGCTGCTCGCATTGATCCTCGACCGCGACATCACGTCGTCGTCGGATCTGTCCCATGACGATCGCGGTCTGGTGGTCACCGAGCTTGAGGTGTGGAAGCAGCAGGGCCGGCTGGTGGAGAACGCGGCGGCCGCGCTTGATGACGGCTCCGAGGACGGGGGGAGCCGGTGAGCTTCTATCCGTGCGATTGGTGCGGCTGGATGCCGCCGTCGTGCACGTGCCGGCGCTCGTCTGATCCGCGTTCCGCTCGTGATGTCCAGCAGCGGCACAAGGCGGCTGTGGACCGGGCCTGGCGGTCCGGGTGGGCTGCTCAGCGGGCTGTCGCCCGCGCCTGGCAGCGGGTGGCGGCATGAGCCTGTTGCGGCGGCTCGCCGAGGCCGTGCTGTGGGCGGTGGGCAGCCTGGTGTGGGCGGCCGCCACCACCGTGACCCCGACCATCCACCACTGCGAGGAGGCCGACCGATGAGCTCCGTCGCGAACGAGGCCGCCGTGGAGCGGCTGATCGCAGGGAAGCTGCGCCGCTCCGACGCTCGTGATGCCGACGTGGCCGCCGCGGTACGCCGCATGCGCGCCGCCGGTGTGTCGGTCACGCAGATCGCGAAGCGGCTGCGGACCGGGGCCGGCGCGGTGCAGCGGATCGCCCGAGATTCCGAGGAGACCCCGAATGTCTGAGCTGTTGTGGAAGGCCGTCGGCCGCGACTACACGTCCCGGGGTGGTGTGGTGTGGACGGTGGGGGAGACCGTCACGCACCCGACCTCGACCCGCATGGTGCGGGACGAACCGGCGACGTACCTGTCGTCGTCGGCCGAGCCGGGGGAGACGCTGATCGGGCGGGATTGGCCGTGTCGCCTGCTGCGGGTACGCCCGATCGGCCAGGTGATCGACTCCGACGAGTGGCGATTCAAGCGGTGCGCGCTCGGCTATGAGGTGGTGGCGGAGGTGGCGGCGTGGAGGGCGCTGGGACCGAACGGCCGCCAGGTCGCCGCGCTGGTCGCACGCCTGGGTTGTCTGACAGCCGCCGAGATCTCGGCGGCGAGGGACGCGGCGAGGGACGCGGCGTGGACCGCGGCGGTGGACGCGGCGTGGACCGCGGCGGTGGACGCGGCGTGGGCCGCGGCGAGGGACGCGGCGTGGGCCGCGGCGGTGGACGCGGCGTGGACCGCGGCGGTGGACGCGGCGTGGGCCGCGGCGAGGGACGCGGCGAGGGACGCGGCGGCTGGACTCGTGGTCCGTGACCTGCTCCCCGACCACCACTACCGCCGCCTCACCGACCGGGTGACTGCTGTGATCGGCCCACCCGAGTCGTGGCCGGTCCCTGCCTGGTGCGACCGGCCCGACGACGACGAGGAGACGCCGTGAGCCGCCCGCTGCCCGACTCGTGCGCCCTGGACCGCATCGAGCGTGACTGGTGCGCCGCAGTCGACGCCTACCGCAACGGCGACCCTTCCGGTGTCGCGGACGCGTTGTGCCCGCCCGATCTCGGCTCCGTCGAGACGTACACCCGCCTGTTCGCTCTCACGGCCCTCGCGGCGCACGTGTGCGGCCAGCAGTACCGCAAGGTGCACAAGGTCGACCCCGACCCCGACCGCGACGGCGCGTTCTTCGGCGTCGAGGTCGTTGACGCCGTCACCGATCGGGTGGTCACCCCGGACGACGGGATCAAGGAAGCCAACGTTGTCGCCGCTGGCCGGCTGATCGCGGCGGCCGCGAACGGTGATGTCGAGATGGTCACCGACCTCGTGCACGCGCACATGCCGTTCGAGGGTTCACACGAGCGGTCCGGGGTGCTGCTGGATTTGCTGGGTATCTACTGCGCCATGAGTTCCGCCGCCGCCGAGGGGGTGGAGTGATGCCGGCCGTCTTCGTGTGCGGCCCCGACAACCGCAACCTGCGGAAACGGTACTGGCGGTGCCCGAGCTGTGAGCGCATCACCGAGACCGTGGTGCGGCACGGCGGCTGGTGGGGTGTCGACATCCTGTGCTGCCGGTGCGGTGACCGCTGGACCGACGGGCAGCTGCGGCCGCGTCCGTTTCAGCGTGGCTGGCGGGATGAGCGCCGCCGCCGCCACCGACAGCTGTGGGACGCCGCCACGCACGGCCCCGACCCCACGTTCGAGGAGTTGTTCCCGGAGTACGCGGCCCGGCGGCCGGTGGTGGATGTGCATCTACCCGACGACGAGGAGACCCCGTGATGGCCCGGCACGGTTACCCCGCGCAGGACCCGATCGGCACCGTCCGCATCCGCTACCGGTCGGAGCGGCACGAGCTGTGGGCCCAGCGCGTGATCAAGATCGCTGGGTCGTGGGGTGGGTGGACGTGGCTGACCGGGCGGCCCCTGACTGCTGATCTGTGGCTGTCGCCGCGGGAGGTGGCCGGGTGGCCGGTGCAGTCGTGGTCGGAGTTGGCCCGGGTGCTCGGCCACCCGGGCGACGAGGGCGCCGACCGCGGCCGGTTGCACGACCTGGATGAGGTGCTGGCCGAGGCGGGTATCGACCCGGCCAGCCTGGCCGACGAGGAGGACGGCGAGGTGACGAACTGATGACCGAGCCAACTCTAAACCCAGCTCTAAGCCAAGACTTGAAGGTTGCGGCCTTGCGGGGGGCCGCCGGCCTCGCCGCCGCATCACCCTCGGTCCCCGATGCGGTGCGGGTCGCCTGGCAGCACCTACACACCAACCGGGCCGTGCTCGCCGTCGTGTTTCGGGCGTGGGCCGCCGCCGAGGGGGTCGCCGACATCCCCGACCTGGGCGGCGTGCTGCGCCGCCGCCACACCACCCCCGACCAGGTCGCGGCCGGGCTCCGGCGGGCTGCCACCCTCCTGGAGGACACCCCCGATGAGTGACCCGACCACCATGCACGGCGCGCACGAGAGTCGCCACCTGGCCGCTCTCGCCCGCGAGCTGACCTACGCCGCTGGGGTGCCGCTGCGCGACCGCTACGGCTTCGCCGCGTCCGAGGAAAGCGTGTTGCGCATCGTCGCGGCGGTCGCCGCCCACCCCGACGACGAGGACGCCGCCGACGTGATCGGATCAGCCAACTTTGTGGGGGAGATCGAGATCGCCGAGGGCTACGACACCCCGACCAGTGAGGAGTATGAGCGTCGGATCGTGGCCGCGCTACGGCCGCTCGTGGAGCAGCGGCGTGACGCCGCCGTGAGGGGGCTCCGATGACCACCGATCCGACCCCCACCCCGGACCTGGCCGACGCTGAGGCGATGGTGCGCCACTGGGCCAGGACGTGGGCCGGGCCGCTGCTGGCCGTGGTGCTGGCCGAGTACGACCGCCGCGGCACCGAAATCCAAGAGCTGGCCTACCAGGCAGACCGGCTGCGAGCGGAGCGCGACGAAATGAAGCAGCTGGTGGAAATCCTTGAGGCCAACCTCATCCGGCAGGCCAACTGCGGTGTGGGGCACGACCCGGAGCAGATCTGCTGCGCCCACGCCGCCGAGGTGCAGCGGCTGCGCACCCAGCGGCAGGCCGCGCTCGCGCTGCACCGTGACGCCGGGCCCAGCCAGGGCTACGACAGCAGCGGCTGCTATGACGACCTGCCCCGCTGCTGCGGCACCTGCGGCGCGCACGGCGAGTGCGGGGTCCCGTGGCCGTGCCCTACCGCCCAAGCCCTCGGAGTGACCGACCAGCCCGACCAGGTGGCGACATGAGCCTGACCACGATCTCCTACGGAGGCGGCGTCCAATCGACGGCGATGATCGTCCTCGCGGTCGAGGGCCGTCTCGGGCTCGATGTCGACGCAGCCTTGTACGCGAATGTTGGGGACGACAGCGAACACCCGGACACCACACGTTACGTCCGCGAAGTCATGCAGCCATGGGCCGCAGAGCGTGGCCTCCCCGTGCACGAGCTGCGCCGTGTGCGTCGCGACGGCACCGTCGAGACGCTCTACGGCCGACTCACCCGGGAGAGGTCTCGCTCGCTCCCCATCCCGGTCCGCATGAGCAACGGCGCCCCTGGCACCCGGAGCTGTACCGCCGACTTCAAGATCAAGGTTGTTGCGCGATGGCTCCGCGAGCACGGTGCCACGAAGAACGACCCCGCAACGGTCGCAATCGGGATCAGCGTCGACGAGATCCAGCGCGCGAGCAACAGGCGGTCCCACAGCTACGAGCGGATCACCTACCCCCTGCTCACGTTGGGGCTGCGGCGGACCGACTGCGCTCGAATCATCGCTGACGCAGGACTTCCCATCCCGCCGAAGTCATCGTGCTGGTTTTGCCCGATGCAGCGCCCTTCCGTGTGGGCTGCGATGCGTGTCGACGAGCCCGATCTCTTCGACCGGGCCGTCGAACTGGAAGACCTTCTCAACAGGCGCCGTGACCGTCTCGGTAAGGACCACGTCTACCTCACGCGGTTTGCCAAGCCGCTACGCGACGTCGTCCCCGAGGGGATTCAAGCACTCCAGCTGGCCTACGGCGCTGATGACGGCGCCTGTGACTCCGGATGGTGCATGACATGAGCGCAAACGAACTGGTCACGGCCGAGGTGCTGCGCCGTGCTGCTGACCTGATCGAGCAGCGCGCCGCGAAGGCCACCCCGGGGCCGTGGCGGGTCCGCTACACCGACCGCTACGGCTGGCCGATCGACATGCACGCCGACGACGACGACGAGGGGACGCTGACGCTCGTCGCGGGTACCGCGCTGCCGCGCGCGAACGGCCGCGATCCCGGCCACTACGAGTCGCAGCACATCATCGCCACTAGCGAGCCATCCGACCTGTACCCGGGCATGGAGCAGTTCGCTGAGCTGCACGGCAACCACGAGTGGATCGCCACGATGAGCCCACAGATCGCCCGCCCGTTGGCGGCGTGGCTGCGGCTCACCGCCGCCGGGTACGAGCAATACCCACTCAACCCTGCCGAGCTGGAGGGCTCCGCCCCGGTGCGGTTGGCCCGCGTGATCCTCGGGGAGACGACATGACCGACGACCCGACTCCCGCGCCGGGCGTGATCGACCTGTCCGGTGTCCGCACCCAGGCCGATCTCCAGCTGGTCCGCGACTTCGCGATCCGTCGCTACATAGGTGAGCACGGCGTCGACTACACGGCGGCGGCGGAGGCCGTCGACGAGCAGATCATTTCGGTGGTCCGCCAGGTCTTCCGCGAGGTCAACGTCGTGTTCGCGCAGGTCGCCGATCACCTCAGCAAGGTGGCCGTCGAGGTGTTCGACAGGCTCGGCCGCATCGTCGACCCGCACCCCCACCTCGTCGACCAAGACCCGCCCACCGATCCCCGTGAGCGCGCCCTCTGGCTGCGCCGCCACCGCCACACCGGCCCCGCCCCCGCTCGGCTCGACGGACGAAAGACACGGCGATGACCGGTCTTGACCGGCCCGACCCGGCCCGCCGCCTCGGCTTCGACAAGTCGATGCGGCAAATCCAAGCCCGCTACGGGGACGCGATCCGCATCCTCGGCGACCCCCCACCGCTCGCCGAGCTCGTCGCCGACGTACACGCCATCGCCGACACCCTCGACGCCCTCGGCGCCGCCGGCGCCCGGGACGTGCTGCGCACCGCCGCCGACCACCTCGACGCCCTCGGCACCGACCTGGCCGTCGAGCGCCGCTACCGCACCCTCGGCGGCCCCCCACCCAAGCCGGATCAGACCTGGGCGAACCTGCGGCTGCCGCCGCCGCCCTCGGCCAGCGACCCGGCCGCCCCACCGCACCACCGGCCTACCCGCAACGAACCCGGGACCAACGGCCGGACATGACCAGACTCACGACCTCGACCACTGGCGCCACAAGGCCAAGCAGCAAGTCACGAAAGAGGTAGCCCCCGATGGCCCGTAGCCATGCACGCCTCAAGATGGCCATGTTCAGCGAGGACCGAGACGCAGACCTCGGATCGCTGACCACCGAGGCGAAACTGCTCTACGTCGTCATCCTCACCGAGCCCGCGCTCAACCAGGCCGGTGTGGTTGTCCTGCGCGCCGGGGTTTGGGCCGACGAAGCAAGCCTCGACCAGGCCCGGTTCGACGCCGCGTTCGCCGAACTTCAGCAGCGCCGGTTCATCGTCGTCGACGAGCGCACCTCGGAGCTGCTGGTGCGCTCGTTCATCCGCAACGACGGAGTCGCGGACCAGCCGAACGTGCTCAAGGGGGCGCTTTCCCAGGCATTGCAAGTCCGTTCGAGGGTGATCCAGCGGGCGCTCGCTGTGGAGCTGCGGCGGCTGCCACCGAAGCAGGAGGACAGGGTCGGGAAACACGGGCGCCTGATCGTCTACCCGGACCCGCACGCGTGCGCCGCCGAGCTCGACCCGGAGGCGTCGCGGGAACCTTCGGAGAACCCTTCCGGGAACCCTTCGGCGAAGGGTTCCGAGGACCCTTCCGGGAACCCTACAGATCGGTCTGATATGTCCGATTCTGGGACCCTTCGCGGAACCCTTCCGGGAACCCTTCGGCGAACCCCGGGGGGTAGGGGTAGGGGTAGGGGAGAACCTTCAGTTACCGAGTACTCATCTGGGCATCACGCGCGCCCGCGCACGCCCGCGAGGAACCCGATCAACGAACTCGCCGGGACCGCGCACAGCCCCACCGCCCACCGCCTCGTCCAGGCCTACGCCGCCACCTGCCGCCGCCGCCCACCCACCAAGATCGCCTCCCAGCTCGCCGTCGAGGTCGACGCCCTGCTGCGCGAAGACTGGCCCGAACCCGACATCGCCGCCGCCCTGACCGCCTGGGGCGCCAAAGGCCTCGGCCCCGGCGCGCTCCAAGCCGTCGCCCACGAGATCGCCAACACCCCGCAGGACGGACAGCACCTACGCGCTGTCCCCACCCCGAAACCCGGCCCGGACGACCCCCTCACCGACGAGCAGGTCGACGACATCGTCGGCCCCGAATCACCGCCGTACCCGCCCGCCGAGGTGTCCGACCGTGGCATCGCCGCCTGCAACGAGTGGGCCCGCGACGCCATCCCGCGCTGGCGGGAGCAGCGCCGAGACCGGGCCCGAGTGATCCTGCGGCGCCGGGCGGCGTACCGGGCGGCGGCCGGCCAATGACCGACGAGCGGCTTCCCCCCGCCGACCTCGACGCCGAACGCGCCCTCCTCGGCGCGTGCATGCACGGCCAGCGGGCCCTCGACACCGCCGTCGAAATCCTCGACCCCCGGGACTTCTACCGGCCGGCACACGCCGAACTTTTCGCCGCGATGGTCGCGATGCGCGACACCGGCCGCGAGGTCGATCCAGTCACCCTCGCCGCACACCTCGGCGATCGGCTCGCCAAGCTCGGCGGCCACCCGCACCTGATCGACCTGTACGGGGCGCCGCCGACCGCGGCCAACACCGCCCACTACGCCGAGATCATCTCCGACGCGGCGGTCCGGCGGCGGCTGCTCGAGGCCGGGCAGCGGGCGATCCAGCTCGCGCACACCGCCAGCGACGACCCGGCCGAGAACGTCGAGCGGGCCCGCGCGGCGCTCGACGACGTCGCCGCCCAGGCCCGCGGCGAGGCGCAGGCGGTCGAGATCGACGACCTCGCCGGCCGGGCGCTGCTCCGCTACCAGAACCCGGCGCCGCGGGGAGTGTCCACCGGCTGGCCCGACATGGACGAGATCCTCTCCGGCGGCTACCGGCCCGGACACCTCACCGTGGTGGGGGCGCGACCCGCTGTCGGGAAATCGCTGGTGGCCTGCTGCACGGCGGCCGCGGTGGCGCTCGACGGGCACGGTGTCCTGGTGGTGTCGCTGGAGATGACCGAGGCCGAGCTCACCGACCGGATCCTCGCGAACTTGGCCAGCGTCGACCTGGGGCGGTTGACCCGGCACGAGCTGACCGAGCGGGACTGGCAGGCGGTCGAGCACGCCGCCGACCGGCTCCGCGGGCTGCCGCTGGCCGTGGTGGACCACCCGCACCTGGGGCTGACCGGGATCCGGTCGCTGGCCCGGGACCGTGCCCGGAGCCCGCGGGGGCTGTCGTTGCTCGTCGTCGACTACCTCGGGCTGGTGCGGCCGGCTGACCCGCGGCTGCCGCGGCAGGAGCAGGTCGCCGGGATCTCCCGCGGGCTGAAGCTGCTGGCCAAGGAGCTGGAGGTGCATGTGCTGGCGCTGCATCAGCTGAACCGGCAGTCGGAGATGCGCGCGAACCGGCGGCCGGTGCTCGCGGACCTTCGGGAGTCGGGGGCGATCGAGGCCGATGCGGATGCGGTGTGGCTGCTGCACCGCGACGACGCGGACGAGACCAGCCGGTACGAGCTGGAGGTGCTGGTGGCGAAGAACCGGCACGGCCGCACGGGGAACGTGGGTCTGGCGTGGAATCCGCAGTACGCGCGGGCCGGATCGTTGGCCCGGCTGGAGGCCGTGTGACGACCCGGCTGCTTTTCTTCTGCCTGTGAATGTTGTGTGTTACACACAGCAGATGTAGGCTAGGGGCAACATTTGGAGGTGGGGATGCGAGGCGACGACGCAGGTCACGCCCAGATCGCGGGGGATGACGCGCTGCTGACCGTGTTGGGTCGGGGTGGTCCGACGCCGGTGGGGGACGTGCTGGCGGCGATGCTCGCTGCGTGGCGGGCTCACCTGGTCGCCGACCCGCCCCTGGACGTCACCCGGCTGGACGCGGCGCTTGCCCGGATCGGTCATAACACCGTCCAAAAACGCGCAGAACGGTTTCAGGGTGCCACGCCACGCGGAACTGACTGTTCACCCGCTCACGGCGACGACAGCAGGGTGGAACCCACAACGGTGGGTGGCAGCACCCACTAGAGCGGGCGCCGTCGCGGGTCGAACCGGGGGAAGCGGTCCCCGCGGCGGCGCTCACACCAACCGACCAAGGAGACACACCATGCACCGACGTGCCCACTACCCCGACCGGCTCGTGCCGCTCGTGGACGACACCGCGTTCTGGGTCGGCGCCCTGCTCGGCGTCGCCACCCTCGGCGCGGTCGGGCTGTTCCTCACCGGCCTGTTCATCCTCGGCGGCCTGCTGTGACCGCCGCCGACGTCCCCACCGACGACCTCATGGCCGGGTTGCGCCGCTACGCCGAGGGTGAACTCACCGTGACCGCCGCCGTGGAGCTGCTGATCGCCCACGCGCATTGGTTGGACCGCGTCCCGTTCCGACGGCTGGTCGACTGGGCACCAGCCAGCGACGAAGGCCCTGCCTACGCCTACCCCGACTGGGAGGCGCTGGAGCTGCTGGCCCACAACCCGCACACCCAGCCAGCGAGTCTCGGCCCGATCTTCGACACCCCGTCCGAGCTCGGCGTGCTGCAGGTCGCCTGCTCGCTCGCCCACGACTGGCTCGGGGAGGCGATCACCGCGTGCGACCCGGTCAACGTGCGGCTGATCGCCGCCGCCGTCCTGGCCGCCGGAGGTGCCCGGTGAACGAAATCCAGACCGTCCTGCACCCCTACCCGCTCACGGGGGGCCGGGTGTACCCGCCCATGCAGGTGATCCTCACCTGGCGGCCCACCCGCCCCCACGAGATCACCCTCGCCGCGGGCAGGACCTCGTGGGTGTTCGCCCGGGACCTGCTCGCCGCCGGCCTCGACGCCCCGGCCGGCCTCGGAGACGTGTCCATCCTCCCCGACCTCGCCGCCGAGGAGGAGCGGGTCGAGCTCGTGCTGTCGGCCCCGTCGGGCCGGATGGCGCTGCCCCTGCCGGTCGACGCGCTGCGCACCCTTCTGGCTGCGACCTGGGACATCGTCCCCGCCGGTGCCGAGGCCCGGGTGTGGGAGGCCGCCTGGACCGACGGCATGTTCCCGGCCGGAGGTGCCCAGTGACCGGCGACGGGCAGCTCGGTCTCGCTCTCGACACCGCCCCGTATCCCGGTCAGCGGCTCGTCTGGACCCAGCCCGACGGCGCCCAGGTGTTCGTGCGGGTCACCCGCGTCCACGACGGTGTCGTGTGGCTGCGTTGCCAGCACGGCGGCCGGCAGTGGACCCGCCGCCACCGGCTCCCGTTGTTCCCGAGCATGCGGCCCCACCCGTGGACGGCCGCCGACGTGCTGGAGACGATCCCATGACTGGCCCCGAGTACGCGAACGCGCTCGCGATCTCCACGCTGCCGATCATCGCCGCCGTCCGTAACGGCGACATCCCCGCCCTCCGGGTCGCCACCTGGACCAGTCTGTCGATCACCCCACCGCCCGGGGTGGACCCGTACGAGGCGCTCGTGACCGTGCTCGCCGCGCAGGTCGACGAGGACACCACCCTGTCAGAGCGGCTGGCCTGGGCCAGAGCGTTCGACCCCCGGGTCGCCGCCGCCTGCCAACCCAGGAGGACCGCCTGATGGCCCCGAAACGCTCCAGCAACGTCACCGCGATCGTCGGGCTCTGCCGAGGCTGCCACCGCGCCATGGCCCCGGCCGGGTGCGACATCCCCGGCGTCGCCCAGACCACCGACGACCCCCACCACTGCGCCTCGTGCCTCACCTGGCTCCGCCGCCACCCCGGCCGAGACCTGGCCGACAGCCTCGGGCACGCCCACCGTCCGCTGCCGGAACGGCCCATCGCGGACTGGTCGTGGCGGCTGGACGCCGCCTGCCGCGACGCCGGGGCCGGGGTGTTCGACCCCGCCGACGTGGACGAACGACCGCACCCGCCGCCCGCGGTGGCGCGGCTGGCCGCGACGGTGTACTGCGCCGCCTGCCCCGTCGCGGACGAGTGCGCCGCCGAGGCCGACGCTCACCGGTACGAGGGGCTGTGGGGCGGCGCCTGGCGGTGGACCCCGGCCTGGAAACCGTCCGCGTACAAGACCGTGGACCTCCTCGCCGACGACGCTACGGGGGTGGTGGCGTGACCCGCCGTGTCACGCTCGTACCCGTCGAGGACGACTGGCGGCACCGAGCCGCCTGCGCGACCGCCGCCGCGAACCCCCGCTGGTTCGGGCCACCCGAAACCGGCGGGGACCTCGCCCGGGCCGCCGTGTTCTGCGCCCGCTGCCCCGTCACTGCGGAGTGCCTCGCCTACGCCGAGGCCGATCCGTACTCGACCGGTATCTACGCCGGCCAACTCGTCCGCCCGAAACGCGGCTGGGGATGACCACGATGACCAGGGACAACGAAGAGACCCCCGACAACGAGACCCCCACCCCAGCCCGATGGGCCAGGGTGGGGGTCTTTGTCGTCGTTTCCGGGCCCCGCGTGGGCGGGGACGACACGGGTGTGACAGCCACCCACGGATCACCCCCGCGTGGGCGGGGACGACTGGTGGCCGACCCTACCGGGTCGCCACCACTCGATGGCCAGCCCGGGGACCTCCCCGGCGACCCGGGCCACCACGGCGCGATGCCAGGACGCCGGCCACGGCTGCTCCGGGTGATGCGCCTGGTAGTCGCCGTCGGTGCGGTAGGTCAGGATCTTCGGGTCGGGTGCGTCCAGGCACGCCTCGATCGCCGTTGTCACGACCGCGGCGGTGCGTGTCTCCAGGTCCTCGACCGCGCACCGCACCCCGTCCGGGATCGGGGACACGTCGGCCTCCCAGCGGTGCACGGTGCGCTCCTGCACCCGCAGATGCTCGGCCAGCCAGCGGGTGGTCAGCCCGAGGTGCTCGCGGACGACGCGCAGCTCGGCGCCGGTCATCACGTCCGTCTGCGTCTTCATGGCGTTCCCGGGCCCTGGCACACCTGGGAGAAGTGGACGTGGATGCACGGGCCGTGGCGTCGGCTCAGCGCGGAGATGGCGAGCCCGACCTCCCGGCCGACGAGGTGGTCGCCGTCGTCATCGGCCACGGCCTGGATGTAGCTCGCGCTCACCCGGGCCGGGGCGTGCCGGGTGTGGGCCACGATCCGCCCGTCGTGGGCGACGACCACACCCAGGCGGGAGTCCCCCGAGGGGCGGACCTGCTCGGCCCAGGCGGCCAGCGGCCCCGCGTGGTCGGGGTCGCCGCCGCCGCGGCGGAGCACCTCCCGGGCCTTGGCGGTGAAGTACGGGTGCATGTCAGTCCTTTCAGTCCTCGTCGCCGGGGCCGCGCACGTCGGCGATGACCTCGGCGGAGACACGGCGGTGGGTGGTCACGGGGACGAGCTGGGCCGCGATGGTGTGGATCTGCTCCAGGATGGTGGCGTGCAGGTCGTGGGCGTCCTGCCGGTACTCGTCGGCCGAGGTGTGGGTGTAGCTGGTCTCCACGGTCCACCAGGCGGCGGCCTCGATCATCACGGCGGCGATCACCTCGTCGCGGGTGGGCGCGTCGTCGCCGTAGATGCGGGTGGCGCGCTCGGCGGCGGCTTCGGCGTGGGGGATGAGCGCAGCGGTCGCGAGGCGACGCATGACGGCCGGGTCGTCGGTGGCGGTGATCTCGGCTGCGAGAGCGGTGGTGGTGGTCATTTCGTCCCCTTCGGGTTCCGGTCTGGCCTGCTGCCTGACCTCACAAGAACAACTATATGTCAGGAAGTCGGACATGGCAAGGGGTGGGCGCACCCCCTCAGCCGTCACCGGGCGCCGGGCGCGATCTGGTAGACCCGCGAGTAGGCCACCCTCGCCCGCTCGGCGACGGCGGCAGCCGGGATGCCGTCGGCGCGGGCGGCCACGATCAGCCGGTCCCGCTCGGCCTGCGCCGACCGCGTGTCGGCGCACAGCTGCTCGAACCGGCGGGCGGCCTCGCCGAGCTGGCGCATCACCTCCGGCGCGGACGCGTCCTGCTCGATGCGGACCCGCTCGACCGCGGCCGCGATCCGCGCCTCCAACGCGGCCCGGTCGGCCAGGTCGACCAGGTCGACGGGCACGCTGTGCCGCCGATCATCGGAGGACACACTCAGGGTGGGTCCGTGATCCACGCTGTAGGCGCTGACCTGCGGCACCCAGGTGTGCACCTCCCCCCAGGGGGAGATCGCGGCGGTGATCCCAGGCCCGGCGGGGGCACTCCACCAGGACCGGGAGCGGGGCGGGTCGGCGCACGCCCAGTCCAGCAGCTCGTCGATCGAGGCGAAGTCGTGGTCGGCGGTGGTCATCGGAAGACTCCTCACGGGGGGTTTGTGGGGTGCGGTGCGGGGTGGGCCCGATACCGGCGGGCCCACCCCCAGCTGGTCAGAACCGCTTGGCGATGTCGATGAACTCCCCGGCCTCGGCCTTGGTCATCGCGGCGAGACGCTCGTCGGGGGTGTCGCGGATCGTCTCGCGCTGGGCGGCGACGGCCACCTTGATCGCGTCGCGGACCGCCGCGGCGGCGTCGGCGGTGGGCCGCTCGACGGGCATGAGGGCAAGCTCCCAGCCCAACATCTTGCGCTGGGCGTAGCGGTTGGTGGTGGCCCGCATGATGTTGACGGCGTGGACGTGGTTGCGGCGCTCGATCTCCTCGGCCCAGGTGGGGTCCTGGGCGGCGGTGGTGTAGAGGTCGCGGATCTGGTCGCGCAGGGTGGTGGCGTAGGCGATCTGGGCGGGGGTGGCGGGCTGGTCGGCCATCGTGCGCTCCCTCGGTGTCGCTGTCTCACTGACACCCATAATCTAGCGCACTAGACAACAGCTGTCTAGTGGGTTAGACGAGATTGCTCGGATGGGGCAACATGGGGCCACAGGGCCAGTGCCCCGACGCTGGCCGGCGAAAGCACCCCACGGCACACCGCATAGCGCCGCCCACCCCCCCCGACGACGAGACCGGGCCAGCAGCACCCCGAGCTCGTGGTCGGCGGCGAGCCCGTGCCAGTGGATACCGTGTCGCATGGGTCAGCACCCCCGTGCTGACCCTCCCGCCTCCACCAACTCCCACACACCGTGCTCACTGCGCCGTACCCGCTGGTCCTCGAGCAACTCCTGCAGGGCCGCCCGCACACCCGAGCGCGATCGGCCGGTCTGCTCGATCAAAACCTTGAACTGCCGCGGACCGTCGGCCAGCAGCTGCGCCACCTGCTCCCGCGTCGTCCCCGGATCACCAGGCTCCACTGGCGGCGACGTGACGGGCTGCGCGCCGGAGATCTCGGCCAGATCCGCCGCCCGCGACGCCGCGGCCTGCTCGTGCCGGGCCGTGAAATCCGGGCCGAACGCCCGCGCCGTCATCTCATCCAGCTCGGCGTCCGCGGTCTGCGTGAACCATTCCTCCACCGTCGGCACCGGCAACTCGTGCTCGGCGGCGTCCTTCGCATCCGGCAGATACCGCGCCCGGAACGGCGCCGTCCGCGCCCCCGACCCGGCCGCCGCCACCAGGTACCCGAACCCCGGCAGCACCGGCAACTCGTACGGGTCCAGCTCGAGACCGGGGATGAGGTGGCCGGCCATCCTCGACGCGGTGCGCAGCGCGACCCCGTTCCCGGCCAGCAGGCTCGACCGGAGCGGCTCGCTGTGCCCGAACGTGTCCAGCCCGGAGTGCTGCGAGGCGGCGAGGACCGCGACCCCGACCTTGCGGCCCTCCCGCGCGACCGCCGCCCACCGCCCCGCCGTCCGCGAGTCGAAGGCCCGGTGGCACTCGTCGACGATGCACAGCACCCCCGGCAGCGCCGGGCTCGGGGTGAACCCGGCCAGCTCACCCACCCGGTTGTACTTCTGCCGGATCGCCATGCCCCGCTCCAACGCACCCAGGATCATCGGCGCCTGCGCCGGCCCGCCGGACCAGGTGGCGTACTTGGCCAGGATCGGGCTCGACGCACCGTCCTGCCCGTCCAGATAGATGACCAACGTGTGGCCCATCGCCCGGGCCGCCACAGCGATCGCCTCGATCAGCCGCGACTTACCGCTTCCGGACCCACCAAGGACGAATCCTCCCCACATGCTGTTGGTGGTGTACAGCCGCCAGATGGCCTCGCCGATCCCGTCGGCGTACGGGCCGAGCAGGATCCGCCCGTCGACGACCCGCGGCCGGTCGAAATACACCGTGTCCTTGATCGGGGACCGGTCGATGATCTGCAGCCGGGCGATCGACGGATCGTCGGTGTCCGGGTGCTGCTCGAGCACGATCCGGTCGATCGGCTGCCGCAGCCCCTGGGAGATCTCCGGCAGCCGGGCGAGCACCCGCGCCAGGGGCTGGCGTCCGGGCACCAGCTGCACCGACCACGACCGGCCGTGCTCGGTCACCCCCGGCTCGTACAGCCGGGCTCCCGTGACGGGCCCGCCCTGGTCGGCCACGTGCTGCTCCCACAGCTGCCCGACGGTCGCCGGGATCTCCGGCTCCGGGACGTCGCGGCCGTCCCGCGGCCAGTGATGCTGCCACCACGGCCCGGCCGCCGCCGCCCCGGCAAGGACCAGCCACTGGTCGGTGGCGTCCACCCCGGCCGCGGCGGTCCACGCCAGCCACACCCCGCCGAGGCCCAGCAGCGCGCCCGCGTAGATCCGCTCGACAGCACGGTCGAGCCGGTGCCGCAGCCGCACCCCCCACCACCCGGCCGCCACCACCCCAGCAGCCACACCCACCGCTACCGGGGACTCCCCGGACAGCAGCCACCCGGCCAGCCACAACCCGGCCAGTACGCCGAGCGGCGCCAGGCTGCGGCGGCCCCGCCACAGCAGCCGCCGCCCCGTCCGCGTGGCCCGCGGCCGCGGCGGCTCTAGCTCGGCGGCCAGCGCGGCCCGGATCTCCGCCGCCCGCAGCTGCTGCTCCCGACGTGCGCGACGCCCCACCTCGAAACCTCCCGGAGACGCGGGAGGGGACCGACCACGCTCGATCGGCCCCCTCGGAAATGACTAGATCAGTGCCGGTACCAGTCGGTGCGTGCGGTGTGCGCGGTAGCGTTCACCGCCTCCTCCACCAGCCCGTGCCGGGTGTTGAGCCCGTCGAGAGTGCGCTGCGCCGCGGCACTGGTCGCGTCCGCCGCCCTCTCCAGCTCGGCCGCGGCCGCCTCCAGGGTGTGCGCCGCCTCCAGCAGCACGGTGATGTCGGCCATCGTCTGCGGGTCGATGTCCACCTCGGCCAGGTTCGCCTGCATCGTCTCCGCCGCGGTGCGCAACTGCGCCGCCTCCGACTGGGCGGCCGCGGCGGTGTCCAGATGCAGGGTCGCGACCGCGGCCATCGACGACAGGCCCTCACGGGTCTGCTCGATCGTCGCCGCCTCGCCGGTCGTCACGTGGGTCACGATGATTCCTCCTCCAGGGTCGGTGATGCTCGGTCTAGGTGCGTCCGCGCCCACACCGGCGGGCGCGGCTGTCACGTCCTCTGTCACGCCTTCGCACCGCCGGTTGCGCAGCGCGCACGGGCACGACCAATCCGTGTCGGTGCAGCCACAGCCGTCGGTTTCCGCCGCGGTCTGCCGCGCCGTGTGCCCGCATCGGGGGCATCGGCCGGTGATCCAGTGCCGCCACGACGGCGCACCCGGATCGTCCCGCACCCCGCGGCGACGCTCACGGCGCTCGACGGCACGGGCCGTGCCCTTCTCCCAGCCGCGGCGCCACCCCGCCCCGAGGGACCGGCCGGCGCCGCGGGTGATCCGCCAGGTGCCGCGGGCCACCACCCCGGCGCCGACCCCGCCGGCCAGCGCCCACCGGGCCGGCGAGCGCCACCCCCGCCGCCGCACCTGCTCCGCTTTCGCGGCGGCGGCCCGGCGCGCCCGCACAGTGGTGGCCCGGGCCCCGGCCCGGGTGTCCGCCCAACCCTGCTCGACGGCGCCGACGATCGCGTACGCCACCGCGAACAGCAGCAACATCCCCACGTCAGCCCCCGAACATGAAGGTGAGTCCGTTACCGACCGCGGTGGACAGGAACCCCAACGCCGACAGCACCGCCGTGCCCAGCGCGCCCGCGGCGGCGGCCTGCGCCAGCGGGGGGATCGCCACCGCGGCGACCGAGGTGAACCGGCCCGCCTGGTGCTTGGGCCACAGGTCCCACAGGAACACCGCCAGCGCGAACAGCAGCAGCAGCGACGGCACCGGCGACCCGAACAGGTACGCCGTGGCCGACCCGGTCGTGCGGGTCGCCCACGCCGCCCCATTGGTCAACCAGCCGGCGATCGCGCCGGTCACCCCGGCCGACGCGGTCAGAAACAGCACCGCCATCGTCTTCGGCGCGCTCCTCTTCCAAAAGAGGAATAGAGCGGCGGCGAGGGCGAGGACGCCGACGCCGGCGGACACCGCAGAGAACATCAGCCGCTCCTCACCACGTCGCCCACAACACCAGGGCGAGCACCGCGACCAGCCCCAGCCGCGACGGCCGCTGCAGCACCCACAACGCGGCCGCCCCAGCCACCGTCACCGGCAGCGCCAGCAGCCAGCCGTACGCCTTCCCGAGGAACTCGAGGATCGGGGCCTGCTCACCCGGTATCCAGGCTCCCGATCTCGTGTAGGCGACGACGTCAGCCGGACTCGCGGGCCCATCACGCCACAGCGTGCGCGACTCCACCGCCGGCGCGGCCTGCTCGGCCGCGGTCATGGCGGCCCGCCGCCGCGATCTCGCCTGCCGGACACGCTCCGTGACCGCGGCGGCGTGGGCTACGATCGGGCCTCGCGTGCGCGCGCGCGTCGGCCGCGCGTTGGCGCGAGCCCCCGGGCCTGACCCGTCGTCTGGCCTGTCCCCTGTCCCCTCACGCAGCGACACATGCGTCACCGCCTGCCTCCCTTGGTCGGTTCCAACGTCTCCGCGGTCGTCAGCAGGTACTCCACGACCTGCTCACCCACCGCCGCGGCGACCTGCGGGTCCGCTCCCGCGATCAGCGCCCGCACGTAGTCGGCGGCATACGCGATCCGCCGCGACGGCACGTGCGCCGCGGTGATCAGATCCAGGTAGCGGGCACGTCGGCGGGCGGCGCGGGCGGTGCTGCGGTCCCAGCGGCGGCCGGCCATCACCGGGCCGCCGTGAACCGCGTCCAACCCCCGCCGCCGCGCTGGCGCCGCCAGATCAGCACGCAGTGGGGGAGGATCCGCTCCGGGTCGGGCCAGCCCTCCCGGCGCACCGCGGCCACGAGGATCTCCCGCAGCGCCGCCCCGTCGGTGGGGTCGACGAACCCCGACCACTCCTCGCGGGTGTAGCCGTCCCGCTTGAACCGCATCTCCAGCATCTCCGCGGCCATCAGGCCACCTCCCTCGTCCGCGTCGGTATGGCGGTGTGGCGGAGGCAGCGGCACTCCTGCGGGGGGCAGCGCAGCTGTCGCATCTCGGCGCGCTGGTCGGCGACCAGCCCGCCCAGCCACCCCCACGCCGCAGCCACCGCGGCGGCCACGACCGGCAGCAGCCACCCCCACCACGGGCCGGTGGCGAGCGCGACCACCCAGAACGTCACAGCCGCCGCCCCGGTCACGGCGGCCGGCCACACCGCCCGCGCCGTCGCCGCGGTCACCGGTCACCCCCACCGGCGGGGGTGTGACGGTGACACACCCACCCGGCCGCCACCCCGGTGGCGGTGAGCGCGGCCACGCCCGCCCACCAGCCGACCAGCAGGTACGCGGTGAGCCCGGCGGCCAGCGGGGCGGTCACCAGCAGCACCGCGAGCAGCGCCTCGGCGCCGTCGCGGTGGGTCGTCGTGTCGGTCACGGTTCGTCCTCTCCTCGGGTCACGCCGCCGCGGTGGCGGGCATCTGGGTGTTCTGGGCGCGTTTGCGGGCGCGGGCGCGCTGCTGGCGTTCGCGGGCCAACCGGCGCCGCCGTGCCTCGGGGGTCTCCTCGACGACGTCCGCCACCGAGGGCGCTGCCGGCTCAGCAGCTGGTGAGGTCACGGCCGGGGCAGCGGGCTCGGTCGGAGCGGTGTCACGCGCCGCTGGCGCCTCATCCTCGGCACACCCCACCTGGGCCGCCCGGGAGAGAGCCCGTTCGATGGGCTGGGCGTCACGCTGGACGACAGGCTTCGCCGCGGGCGCGGCGGCGCGCGCCGCCATCACGACCAGCGCCTCCATTACCGCGCCGGGCACCCACGCGATCAGCCAGGGCAGCCCCTCCTCGTGCAGCAGCAACGTCACGTGCACGAGGGTGTAGAGCGCGGCGCCGCCGCAGATGAACGACATCACGGCGGCCCGTTCGACCCGGGCCCAACCGGTCACACCATCCGACGCCCGCCACAGCCGGACCGCGACGGGCAGCACCAACGACATGAACACGCCGACGCCGACGAGCACCCCGGACCGGGGCAGCGCCCAGGTCACGTTCCCGGCCAGGGAGCCGGCGACGCCGAGGAGGATCGCCGTGCGCGCAGTAGCGCGCCGGACAGGAGCGCCCGGGCGGGCTAGAGCTTCGTGTTGACGCGCCGCCAGAGCGTGGTCTGCGGCAGCTCGGCCATCGCGGCCATCTGCGGCCAGGACACCCCGCGGCAGCGCAGCTCGCGGATCAGCTCGGCGCTCCAGGTCGGGGCCTGGCTGCCGGTCAGCTCGGCGTCCCGGATCCCGGCCACCAGTTCCTCGGTCTCGACCTGTGACAGGTCCTTGCTGAGGAGATCGGCCAGGTTCATCAACGCACGCGTCTCCTCGGGGGTTGTCACAGCCGGAAAGGCTAGCGGTACGGCTTTCCACGCATGGAAAGATACCGCATGCTTTCCACATATGGAAAGTTCGTGGGGGTAGGGCCGGTCACCAGCGGAAAGACCCCCGGCTAGCTACTATCTGCCGTGTGGTCAACACAGCAGCAGTAGCCACCACACAACATCACCGCTGCGCCCCGCCCCGGCACACCCCCGGCCGCCGCGTCTGGTGCTGCCCCACCTGCGGCGCCGGCTGGGCCTGGACCACCCGCCACCTCACCGACGGGCCGCTGTCCGGGTGGGCCCGCAACCGCGTCTACGACTCACAACTGGTGCGTGACGCCTGGCAGTACGAGCAGATCGCCAACATGCTGCCGTGGTGGCGGTGGGTCACGCGCTGGCAGCTGCGCCGTCACGCCGCCGACAACCGCACCATCGCCCGGGTGATCCTCTGATGGTCAAACACGGGACTCCGGCCGCATATAACCGTTGCTACAAGCGCCCCGAGGGATCCTGCGAGGCATGCCGAGCGGCGAAGCGGGCCTATATACGCCAGTGGAAGGACCGCAAGGACCCCGGGCGGACTCGACGTAGACCGATCGATCCGACACCGCTTCCGGGGGGCGGCTACGCGGAGCGCGTGTGGAAGGGGCTGAGTGAGCCCCAACGCGTAGCTCTGGAGGATCTAGCGCGAGGCAGGACCCCAAGGGGGACCAACTACATCGCGACTATTCGAGCTCTTTGCTCGAAGGAGCTAGTGCTGTCGGTCAGCTTCGAACACCAGCTGAGCGCTCGTGGGAATGCACTGCTGGTGTGGGCAGAAAAGAGAGGGCAGCGGTGATCGAGCACCGCTGCCGCAGCGGCGCCCGCTGCGTCGACCGCGAGAAGACCGTCACCCGCACCACCGGCTGGGAAAATTGCGGCTGCTCCTGTCACGGCCGCGGCCCGCACCACCCCTGCGACGCCGACGGCGGCTGCGGCCACCACCACGCCGAGCCCGCGGACACCGTCACCTGGGCCGGCGCCCAGATCGTGACCGAGTACGGGCTGTGCCCCGGCTGCGTCCGCGCCATCGGCTACGACATCGCCCACCTCAAAGGCGACGTCGCCGAGCTCACCATGCGCATCGCCCGCGACGGCACCGTCAGCGGCGACAAGGTCTCGGCCACCCGCGAACCCCCGACCCCGCTGCGGCTCGGCCTCGACGCGCTCCGAGCCGAGATCGACCACGAAACCCAGGCCTGGGCCGAACCCGTCGCCGAATCCCTCGGTATCGACTGGCCCACCAGCCGCCAGCTGCGCGCGATGCGCCTCGGGCCCCGCGTGCAGCGCTGCGTCGACCTACTCACCAAGACCGTCGCCACCCTCGTCACGCTGCCCGCCCAGGAGCACCCGGCGTGGACCAAGGATGGGCAGCCGGCGTGGGCGGTCGAGCACGAATCCGACCCCGGGCCCGGTGCCTGGCAGATCCTCGAACGCGACGACTGGTGGCCGTATGAGCCGATCCGCGCCACCGTCGTCCGCGACGGCGTCGACGGCGCCCTGCGCCTGTCGCAGCTGCACCACCGCGTCTATCAGCGCCTCGGCCGCACCCGGCTCGTGCACCGGCTCCCGGCCCGCTGCCCCTGGTGCTGGCAGCGCACCCTGGTCCGCGACAACGGCGCCGCCCACGTCCACTGCGAATCGACCCGGTGCCGCGGCCGGACGATCGACGAGCGGCACTACGACTGGCTCGTGCAGGCCACGCTGGCGGTTGAGCAGGCCGCCGCCCGGAAGGCCGCGGCGTGAGCGGGACGTGGCCGTTCCCCGGCGACACCGCCGCCGACCGGGCCCGCCAGGTCGCCCGCACCTTCCGGGACGCGCTCGCAAAGGTCGACCCCGACGCCGCCGCGGCGATCGAGCAGGCCGCGATCGCGGTGGGGGAGACGTGGCTGCGGCCGGCCGTGGCGCTCGCCGACGACGAGGACTTCGTGTCCGTCGCGGACGCCGCGGACATCGTCGGCTGCTCGGTCCGCCTCGTCTACAACTGGGTGTCCGACGGCATGCTGCCGTCCTACCCGGAGGGCGGGAAGATCCGGGTGCGGGTCGGGGAGGCGCGCCGCGTGGACGCCGAGCGGCGTGCACGTGCATACTGATGCCAGTGGGCGGGGTGTGCCCGAATCCCGGAACCCACCCGATGTGGGGACCCGGGCTGCGGGCTGACCTCTCCGCCTAACTTGCTTTCGCCGGCCGTCCCGGCTTGCGCACCCAGACTGACGCGAAGTGCTCGATCACCGGCCGAGTCCAGATCGGGCCCGACCCGAGCCGGGCATACGGCGCCGGAAACTCCGGGTGCTCGCTGTGCAGCTGGTGCAGGAAACACGATACAACGTCAAGGATTATGGGGGTGACCATGCTCGGACCCGTCCTCGGCGCTGCCACGTCGACCACACCCACCACGCCAGCGCCCATCTACACCAGCAACACCCCACCCATCCACCGGCCGACCAAGCTCGACCCCCACCAGCTCCTCCGCATCCGCGACGCCGCCCACCACGCCAAGCAGACCTACCCCGGCCCCGTCGGCGAACTCATCGCCCACGAACTGCTCGCCTGGGCCGAATTCGGCTACCTCCTCGACCGCACCGGACTCACCACCCGGCTCGTCGACCACGTCCTAGCCCAGCCACCCCCACCCGCCCCCGACACCACCGCGACCGGGGGGCACAGCCGATGAACACCCCCGCCGACCAGGACCCCGCCCGGCTCGCCGGACTCGAAGCCAACTACCACTGCCCCAACCGCGAGGCCGTCGAACGCCACATCCTCGCCAACCGCGACCGCCTCACCCGCGCCCGGAACGCCCCCAACATCGCCGCCCGGCTACGCCACGACATCGACCTGCTCCTCGACCGGTGGCTCTACCTACACGTAACCGCGACCGCCGAATAGGGCGCCGCTATCCGGCGGCCCGTCGCCCGGCCGTCGTCAACCGCGCCGCGAACGACCGCGCCGCCGCCAGCTTCGCCGGCGGCACATCCACCACCCACTGAAACTCCGGGCCATCCACCAACAGGAACACCTCCCGGTCGTCCTGCTTCTTCTTCAGCGCCAGCGCGAACACCCCCACCGCCACCAGACGGGTCGCGGTCACCCGACGGTTAATGTTCCCGGCCGTGTCCACCACCGCCGACACCCCGGCCACCGGCCGCCGCTCCCCGTTCCACACCACCTCGTCGCCGTCCAAGACCACCCCGGCGCACCCGTACCCAGCGCGTTCCGCGAACCCGGCGTCCGCCTCCGCCCGAGCGCTCGCCTTCGCCTGATCCACGTTCTGCTTGATCGTCTCCAGCTGGCGGTCCCACGCCCACCGCACCCCGTCCCCGACCTTCCTCCACAACCCCACAACAGCCCCCTCCTATCCGGCCACGCCACCCATCCCGGACATCGTGCCCACAGCCCCCGCGCGACACCAGAGGACATCCCACACCCCACTGGTACCTCCCGGCCCACCACAGACCCATACGTCGCCAGGCGGCCCGCATGCCCACCCACCGGCCGCCCCGCTACTCGACGCCCTCGGCGTCACCATCCACCTCGACGACGGGCAGCAACGCGCCGAAGCCATCGTCATCGGCAAGGTCGTCGACCTCGCTGCCGACGACACCCGACACGAATCACTCGTGATCGGCGAACCCTCATCGACGAGCTGAATCCCGCAACGCGGGCTGCTCTCCGCCGCGCAACTCATCCTCGACCAGAACACCTTCGATAACGACGACTGCTGACCAGCGCGCAACGCGAACAGCAGGACGACGACGAACACGACAGCGCGCGAACCACACGAGCAGACAGAACGAGAAACGGCGATGAGCGGACAGTGGGAAGGACGCGCGTCCGGACGAAACAGCGCCGCCTGGAAACGCTTACGGCGGTTCATCCTCGACCGGGACAGCCACCGATGCACCTGGCCGACCGACCACGGGCCATGCGGTGCCCCGGCCGACCAGGTCGACCACATCGACCGGCACGGCGGCGACGACCCGAACAACCTGCGCGCGCTCTGCCGCCCCCACCACGCCATCAAGACCTCCGCGGAGGGCAACGCCGAACGGTGGCGACACCGCGAGCGACGACCGACCCGCCCCCACCCCGGCTTCCTTGATCAACAGGGGGTGGGGGGTGCCCCCCACCCCGCCACCCCTCCCTGACGGGAGGTGCTGGCGCTCACGGCGTGTACGGGTCTGGCCGAACCCCCGCCGGGGGACGTCTGGGCGGGTCTGATCGTGGTGCTGGTGCTCGTTTGGGGTCGGCCGGGCCTGAGGCGGACCCCCGGACGGCACGGACCCGCTGAGCCGGTCACCGGATCGTGACCTTGTGTTTGTGCAGGTAGATGGCCTGTGACCGTTACACTATGGGTATGAGGTCGCGTCCTTGCGTCTGGTGTGGGGCGGAGCTTCCGGTGTTGGCGCACAGCCGGGCCCGGTTCTGCTCGTCGCGGTGCCGCACCGCCGCACATCGTGCCGGGGTGCCGGGTGAGCTGCGGCGCCGTCCGCGCTGGGTGCGCTGGACCGGGCGGAAACGCCCGCAGACCGTCGACGGCCGGATCGCCTCGTCGACCGACCCGGAGACGTGGGCGACCTACCAGGCGGCCCGCCGGTCGACGGCCGGGGTCGGGCTCGGGTTCGTGCTCAACGGCGACGGCATCGTCTGCTTGGACCTCGATGGCTGCCTGGCCGACGGGGTCCCGAACGCGGCCACCCAACTGCTGCTCGAGCTGGCCGGCCGCACCTACGTGGAGATCAGCCCGTCCGGGCGGGGTCTGCACGTCTGGGGCCGCGGCGAGCTCGCCGCGGGCCGGTGCACGACGTTTCGGGGGCAGCCGGTCGAGCTGTACGGGTCGGGCCGCTACATCACGGTCACCGGCGTGCGGTTCCCGGGTGCGGGGTCGACGCTCGGTGACCTGTCGCCGGCGCTGGCCACGGTGCTGACCTCCTCTTCGCACGCCTAGCTCCTCCCCGACACGGGGTCGAGCGGATCCCGACATGGGAGTGATGGACGATGGCAGGAGTTGGACCGCCTCCGGCGGCGCGGAAGCGGCGGCGCAACGCCGACCCGGTGCCGCAGCGGACCTTGCAGGCAGACAACCGGACCCGCGGCCCACGGCTGCCCGGCGATGTGCTTCCCGACGGGGAGGAGTGGCATCCGCGGACGCAGGAGTGGTGGTCGACATGGCGAAAGTCGGCGCAGGCGCGCGAGTTCACCGCCACGGACTGGGATTTCCTGCTCGACACGGCGTTGATGCACCACACGATGTGGGCGAAGGCGCGGTGGGAGTTCGCGGCGGAGCTGCGGTTGCGGGCGGCGAAGTTCGGGGCCACCCCGGAGGACCGGATGCGGCTGCGGATGACGGTGGAGACACCAGGCTCGAAGCCGCCCACGGCCCGACCGCCGGCCGGGGGTGACGGTTCGGTGACGGATATTCGGTCGCGCCGGGCCCGTTTGAGCGGATAGCCGGGTGCCGCGCACGTTGGTGCGCGCCCCCGAGCACGACCGGGCCCGGTCGCTGGGTTGGCTGGCGCTGGCGTGGATGGAGTTCTTCGTCGTCCACGGTCCCGGTGATGTGCAGGGGCAGCCGGTGCGGCACGGGGACGAGTTCTCCGGGTTCGTCGCGGACTGCTACGCGCTGTCGCCGACTGGGCGGCTGCTGTACGACTCGGCGTTCTTGTCTCGCCCGAAGGGGGCCGACAAGTCCGGGATGGGTTCGCGGCTGGGGCTGTTCGAGGCGCTCGGGCCGTGCCGGTGGGCCGGGTGGGCTGAGGGCGGCGAGGTTTACGAGGACCCGTGGGGCCTCGGGTTCGTCTACGAGTACGAGCCGGGCGAGCCGCTGGGCCGCCCGATCACCGCGCCCTATGTCCGGATCATGGCCACCGAGGAAGGCCAGACCGGCAACGTCTACGACTCGATCTACTACAACCTGACCGACGACGACGCGCCGCTGGCGCACGTCCCGGGCATCGACGCCGGGCTGACGCGGGTGTTCCTGCCCGGCGGTGGGGAGATCACCCCGTCGACGTCGGCGGCGGCGTCGAAGGACGGCGGTAAGGAGACCTTCGGCGTCTTCGACGAGACCCACCTGTATGACCAGCCCGAGCTGCGGCGCATGTACGCGACAGTGACCCGGAACCTGCGGAAGCGGAAACGGGGCGCCGGCACGTGGTACCTGGAGACCACGACGATGTTCGCGCCAGGTGCGCAGTCGGTGGCCGAGGCGACCTACGAGCTCGCCGAGGCGATCGGGGAGAAGCGGGTACGACGGCAGCGGCTGCTGTATGACCACCGGTGGGGCGAGTGCGAGGACCTGCGGGACGAAGCGGCGCTGCGCGCCGCGATCGTCGACGCCTACGGCGAGGCGATCGACTGGAACGACCTCGACGGGATCGTCGACGAGTTCTACGACCCTCGGAAGGACCCGACCGATTCGCGGCGGTTCTTCCTCAACGCGCGCACCTCGGCGGCGGACGCGTGGCTGGACTCGGGGGAGTGGGCGGCGTGCGCCGACCCCGAGCGGGCGTTGGCCGACGGGGACGTGGTGACGCTCGGGTTCGACGGCTCGGTGCGCTCGGACTCGACCGCGCTGGCGGTATGCCGGGTCACCGACGGGCATATCGAGCTGTTCACAGTCGGGGATCGGGTGGCGTGCTGGGAGTGCCCCGAGGACGCCCCCGAGGATTGGCAGGTTGACCGCGAGGAGGTCGACGCCGCGGTCGGAGTGGCGTTCGACCGGTTCAAGGTGGTCGGGTTCTATGCGGACCCGGCGCACTGGCAGGACTACCTGGACCGGTGGAACAAGCTGTACGGGTCGCGGATGCGGGTGAAGGCGACTCAGGCGCGGCCGCTGGAGTGGTGGACGAACCGACCGGCGGTCATGGTCAAGGCGCTCGAGCGGTTCCACGAGGCCGTGCTGGGCAAGGAGTTGACCCACGACGGCGGCAGTGTCCTGACTCGGCACGTGTTGAACGCGCGCCGGCGGATCGGGCGGTCCGGGCTGACGATCGCGAAGGAGACCCCCAGCTCGCCCCGCAAGATCGACGCGGCGATGGCGGCGGTGCTCGCTTACGAGGCACGCGCGGACGCGGTGGCGTTGGGGTTGGACCGGCCGGCGAGGAAACGCCGAGCCCACGGATTCTGAGCAGGGGGTGAGCGTTGGCCGAGTCCACCGACCTGTCCCCCGTCGAGTGGCTGGGGACGCTGGGCCCGAAGCTGCTGGCCCGCCGCGAGAAGGTCGAGGTGTGGCGCCGTTACTACGAGGGCGACCACGATCTGCCGGTCGGCCCGGGGCAGCACAAGGACGCGTTCATCCGGTTCCAGAAGCTGGCCCGGACGAACCTGTGTCGACTGTGTGCCGAGTCGATGGTGCACCTCACCCAGGTCACCGGGTATCGCGACGTCGACAGCTCGGATGATGCGGTGTGGCGGCTGTGGCAGCAGGCCCGGCTGGATGGGCGGCAGTTCGGGATCTGGCGGAAGGCGTACTCGCGGTCCGCGGCCTACGTGGTGGTCGGGGTGGATCGGCGGGACCGGCGGCGGCCGCTGGTGACGATCGAGGGCCCCGAGAACGTGATCGTGGAGACCGATCCGGCGGACGCGCGGCGCCGGTTAGCGGCGCTGCGGCTGTGGCACGACCCGCTTGCCCGCCGCTGGTTCGCGACCGTCTACCTGCCGGGGTGGCGCTACCGCTACCGCACGAAGGCGCAGTACAAGACCGCCGAGGTGGGCGGGCCGCTGCGGTTCACCCCGGATCGGTGGGAGGCCACCGCGGAGCCGGCCCGGTCGCTGGCGGAGGTGCCGGTCGTCCCGTTCCTGAATGGGGATGAGGGGGAGGAGCCGGCCGCCGAGTTCGCCGCCGGCATGGACGTGCAGGACCGGCTGAACCTGACGGTGCTCAACCGGTTGACCGCCGAACGGTACGGGGCGTTCCGGCAGCGTGGGTTGTTGAACTTCGACCCGGAAGAGGACCCGGTGACGGGTCTGCCGGTGCCGCCGTTCAACCCGGGCGCGGACGCGGTGTGGACGGTGCCACCACCGGAGCCGGGTGACCCGGAGCCGAAGCTGTTCGACTTCGCGCAGACCGAGACGTCGGGGATCCTGCGCGGCGCCGAGGCGGACATGCGGGCGTTCGCCGCGATTACGATCACCCCGGTCTATTACCTGCCGGGCGATCTGGTGAACATCGGCGCGGACGCGGTCGCCGCCCTCGCCGCCGGCCACCAGGCGAAGGTCCGCCAGCGGCACGCCCAGTGGGGGGAGGACCTCGAAGAGGTCATGCAGCTGATGGCGGACGTGGCCGGCCTGGACCGGGACCTGTCCAACAGCGAGATCGTGTGGGCCCGCCCGGAAAACCTGAACCCGGCGCAGGTCGCTGACTACGCGGTGAAGCTGGTGGGGGCGAAGTTCCCGATCACGATGGTGGCCGAGGAGATCGGGTGGTCGCCGCAGCGGGTGCAGCAGTTGCGGGCCGAGCTCGCCGCGGACGCCCTGCGCGCCGGGTTCGCCACCCCGCAGGCGGAACCACAGACCGAAGCATCCGGGTCTTCCGCAGACGACATTGCCAAACGTGTCACCGCTGCTGGCGCTCTGATCCGCGCCGGGTTCGCCCCGGAAGCGTCTCTGCGCGCGCTTGGGCTCGACCCGATCGAGCACACCGGGCTGGTCCCCGTGACGGTGCGGTCGGACGCTGAGTGACGATGGTGTCGGAGGGATTCGCGCAGCGGCGACGGGCGCTGTCCGAACGGCTGATTGACGCTCTGGTCGCCCTGTTCCTCGGGTTGGGGTCGTGGCGCGACGAGGACGCCGCCCGATTCGTCGCACAGGCCGTCCCGCTCGTCGAGGGCGCTCAGCACACCCTCGCCGGGCTGGTCGCGTACTTCACCGCGGTCCAGGCCAGCGAAGCGGTCGGCGTGCCCGTCGCGCCGCCGCCGATCCCGGCCGAGGACGTCACCGGCCTGCGGGCCGGGGTCACACCCGCGGAGGTGTACCGGCGGCCGTTCACGACCGTCTACACCGGCCTCGGCCGCGGCCTGGACCTGCCCACCGCGGTCGAGCGGGGCGCGACCCGGCTCCAAGAGATCACCGAGATGGACCTGCAGCAGACCTACGCCCGCGCGGCCCGTTCGGCCATGCGGTCCCTGCCCGGACGTGCGCGCCCGACGGGGTGGCGGCGGGTGCTGGTTGGCCCGGGGAACTGCGCGTTGTGCGTGGTCGCGTCCACCCAGCGGTACACCCTCGCTGACCTCAACCCGATCCACCCCGGCTGCGACTGCACGGTCGCGGCGCTGTACGGCGGCCAGGAGCACGTGATCGAGCCCGAGCTGCTGGAGCGGGTGCACGGCGCGGTGGAGGAGCTCACCGGACAGGCCGACCGGGGCGCCCGCGCCCCCGACTACCGCAAGCTCGTCGTGTCGATGACCCGTGAGCACGGCGAGCTCGGCCCGCTGTTGGTGCGCCCCCTCGACCGGTTCACCACGGCGGCCCAGCTGCCGACCTGAGTCTCCGCGCCCGACACGGGCGCGGTCACATCCCGACATGGGAGCGAACATGAGCGACGACAACACCACCCCCACCCCGCCCGCCGGCGATGGCGGCGGGACCACCCCGCCCAACGGCGGGGCAGCGCCGGGCAAGCCCGACACGGGCGGCGAGCCGGACTGGCAGGCCAAGGTCGCGGCGGCCGAGCGGGAGGTGGAGAAGTGGAAGAGCCTCGCGCGTAAGCACGAGGGCAACGCCAAGGCCAACGCCGATGCCGCGTCCAAGGCCAAGACCGTCGAGCAGCAGCTCGAGGAGCTGCGGGCCCAGCTGGCCGAGCGGGACGAGCAGGACCTGGTGCGCAACGGCCGGCTCGCGAAGGCGCAGGTGCGCACGAAGCTCGCCGAGGCCGGGATCCGCGGTGACGCCGCCGCCGGGCTGCTCGATCTCGTCGACGCCGCGGCGCTGCTGCGCGACGGCGAGCCGGACGACAAGGCCATCGCCAAGTTCGCGGACTCGCTGACGAAGCTCACCGGCCAGGCCGTGCCCGACCCCGATCAGGGGCGCAGGGGCGGTGAGGCCCCGGCGGACATGAACAACCTGATCCGGCGCGCTGCCGGGATCAAGACCAGCTGATCAAGCCAGCGGCACGTACGTCCGCTGCGCGAGTAAACGGAGGTAATCGTGCCGTTCGACAACGTCGTGTCCCGCACCGATGCGGAGGCGCTCGTCCCCGAGGAAGTGTCCAAGGTCATGCTCGGCAAGGCGGTCGAGGACTCGGCCGTGCTGAGCCTGTTCCGCCGTGTCCCGGTGTCGCGCAAGCAGCTGCGCTTCCCCGTGCTGTCGGCCCTGCCCGTCGCCTACTTCGTCGACGGCGACACCGGGCTCAAGCAGACCACCGAGACGGCGTGGGCGAACAAGTTCCTCAACGTCGAGGAGATCGCCACGATCATGCCGATCCCGGAGAACGTGATCGAGGACATGGACGCCAACGTGTGGGACGACGCCGAGCCGTACCTGCGGGAGGCGTTCGCGCGTTGCCTCGACAACGCCGTGTTCTTCGGGGTCAACGCCCCCTCGTCGTGGCCGACGAACCTCCGGGCAGCGGCCGTCGCGGCCGGCAATGTCGTCACCGAGGGCACCGCCTCGGCCGCCGAGGGCGGCTACATGGGAGACCTGGACAATCTGATCGCCACCGTCGAGGAGGACGGCCACGACGTGTCCGGGTTCGCGGCCGCCGTGTCGGCGCGCCGGAAGTTCCGCGCGGCCCGCAACACCCAGGGCGACCGGCTCGACCCGGGCCGCATCGGACCGGACCTGCGAAGCCTCGACGGCTCACCGATCATCTACCCGCTGCGGGGGCTGTGGCCCGACGGCGGCGCGGCGGGTGAGAACACCCGCATCATCGCCGGGGACTTCGCCGGCCAGTTCGTCGTCGGGGTCCGCCAGGACATCACGATGAAGATCCTCGACCAGGCGGTGATCACCGACAACACCGGTGCGATCATCTTCAACCTGCCGCAGCAGGACATGATCGCGGTCCGGTTGAAGTTCAGGGTCGGCTGGCAGGTCGCGAACACCATCAACAACGATCAGCCGAGCGAGGCGCAGCGCTACCCGGCCGCTGTGATGGCGTACTGATGGTCGCCGTCGCAGTCGCCGGGCGGGGCCCCGAGGCCCGATCCGTGGCGGGGGTCGTCACGACCGCCGACACGGATACGGTCACCGCACCGGCGGGGAGCTTCCAGGCCGGGGATGTCGGCCGCGCGGTCACCGGTGCCGGCATCCCGGACGGTACGACCGTGGCGTCGGTGCAGAGCGCCACCGCGGCCACGCTTTCCACCACCGCGACGGCATCCGGGACCGTGACCGTGATGCTCGGCGCGGGAGCACCGGCGGTGTACGGGTTCCGCGGGTGGGCCCCCGAGTCCGCCGCCGAAGCGGGCACCTACTCCATCGCCGGCGGGGCCGGGGCGAGTGCCCCGGACCGGATCACCGACCCCACGACGCCGATCACCCGGCGAACCAGGAGCAGCTGAGATGGCCGACACGACGCAGGACCACGGGGCCACGCGGGTGGTGCCGCCCGCCGACGGGGCGGTCCACGGCTACGTGGGGACGGTCCCGGACAACACCCCGAACGCCGCCTACACGCACCCCCGCGAGGAGCCCGCTGCCCCCACCAAGGCGGGGGACAAGCCCAAACCGGCGCGGGCCACGACCCGCACCTGACCCAGACGAGGGGAGGTGGGGCTGATGTCGAGCTACGCGCAGATCGAGGACGTCGCGCTCCGCCTCGACCGGCCGATCCCGCCGACCGAGCAGTACCGGGTCCAGGTGCTGCTCGACGAGGCCGAGGTCGAACTCGCCCTGGCCGCCGGGGACATCGCCGCCCGGATCGCGGCCGGGAAGACAACCGCCGAGCGGGTGCGGCGCGCGGTGTGCGAGATGGTGCTGCGGGTACTGCGCAACCCGTCCGGGTTCCGCCAGCAGTCGGTCGGCCCGTTCTCGGTCACCGCGGACCGGCAGGTGGCGTCCGGGCTGCTCACGGTGTCACGCCGGGAGCGTCGGCTGCTCGGGCTGCGTGTCGGCGCGGCCACGGTGTCACTGTCGGACGCCGACAACGGGCTGGCCGTGCTCGGCCGGACCCCGCGGCGGTGGCCGGCCGAGACCACGCTGCCGCTGCCGTGACCATGTTCCGGTACACCCAGACCGTCACGGTGTGGGTGGAAATGCGTGACCGGACCGGGGACTTCGTCCGCTCCGGCGAACGGGACCTCCCAGGCTGCGTGATCTCCCCCCGATCAGTGTCCGAGGTCGGCAGCACCGAGCTCGACACCGGTCGCCGCGGCACCGTGAGCACCGGGCTGAACCTCTACGTCCCACCCGGGTCCGGGCTGACCCCCAACCATCGGGTCCGGCTCCCCGACGGCACCGTGTGGTCCGTCGTCGGCCACCCCGCGCTGTGGCAGTCCCCGTTCACCGGCTGGCACCCGGGCGACCAGGTCGAACTGCAACGCGTCGAGGGGTGAGAGCTGTGGCCGTCGAGTACCGGGCGAACGTCCGGAGCATGGGCGCCTACCTGCGCCGCTCGGAGGCGCTGCAGACCGCGACGATGGAGCTGGCCGCCGACATCGCCGCCGCCGCGCGGCGGATCGCCCCGGTCGACTCCGGTGACTACCGGGCCGGGATCCGCACCCAGCCACGTGCCGGCCGGGACCGGGTCGGCGCAGCGGTGGAGGCCACCGCCGCGCATTCGGCGGCGCTCGAGTTCGGCACCAAGCGCACCGGGCGCCGCGGCCAGCATGTGCTGTCGCGGGCGGCGGAGTCGACGTGACCCTGCCGCCGTTTCCCGATGCCGAGCTGCTGCTGCTCGACCTGCTCGAACCGATCGCCGGGGACGGCACCACGGTCACGCACACCGATACCGATCTGGCCGCGCCGTGCGTGCAGGTGATGCGCACCGGCGGCCGGGACGACGGGGTGACCGACCGGGCCCGCATGCAGATCACCTGCTACGGGGCCGACCGGCGGGCGGCGTGGGAGCTGAGCGCCCGGGTCGCGCAGGTGGTGCTGGCGGCCGGGGGGACCGCCGTGACCGGTGACTACGTCACCAACGTGTTGATCGACTCCACGGCGACGATCATCGCCGGGCGGGAGCTCGGGCAGCGGAACCCGGACCTGCGGATCGTGATCTCCGAGTTCTGGGTGTCGTTCCGCCGTCCCTGGTCGGTCTGACCGCAATCCGATTTCAAGCCGCCCCTGTTGGGGCTGTTCACCAACGCCCTGGGAGAGGGAGGAACCTGCTGTGCCGCTGCTCGAGGACATCCAGCAGAAGCAGAACGAGTTGATCCGTAAGTGGGTCGCCGCGTCCATGTTCGTGGCGCCGGAGACGGCGGCTGTGCCGACGACGCTCACCACCTACACCGCCGGGCCGCCGGAGACGATCGAGCTGGCCGCGCTGCCGGTCGGACCCCCGGCCTACGTGGACCTCGGCCTGGTGACGAAGGACGACGGCTACTCGTGGGGTAACGAATGGGACGTCTCCGAGACGACCTCGCACGGGTACGCCGACCCCACCCGACGCGACATCCTCACCAACACGAGCACCGTGGGTTTCACCGCGCAGGAGACCAAGAAGACCGTCCTGGAGATGTTCCACAACGTGGACCTGTCCGCGGTCACCCCGGACACCGACTCGGGTGAGGTGACGTTCGCCAAGCCGCTGCAGCAGGCGACCCGCTACTACCGGGCGTTCTTCATCGGCCGGGACGGGGTGGGCCCCCAGACGATCTACATGGGGGCGCTCTACCCGCGGGCGATGGTGTCCGAGACCGGGGAGCAGACCGGGTCGGAGGAGTCGGAGTACGCCTACCCGATGACGTTGACCGCGACCCCGGACCAGGCGTTGGGAACGTCGGTGCGGTTCTTCTTCGGTGGCCCGGGCTGGAAGGCGCTGCTGACGAAGATGGGCTTCACCCCGTGACCGACCGCGACGTGAGGAGACGACAAGTGGCAGACAACAACAGGCCGGTGACGCTGGTCGGGCCGGGCGGGGACGAGGTCACCGTGACCTCTCCGGCGGCGATCAACCAGTACCGGTACGGGCTGGGCTACCGGGTGAAGAACGAGCTCGCGCCGCAGCCGGCGGTGGTGCGGCGGAAGCCGGCCGACGCGGACGCGTCCGGGAAGCAGGGCTGATGGCCAGGGAATACGACTTCGACTCCTACCTCGCCGAGGCCCGCCCGACCGACTTCGTGCTCAAGGCCGGCGACGAGCGGATCGTCATCGAGCCGCCGGACGGTGAGACGGTGGTGCTGCTCGACGAGGCCACGACCGGCCGCCGCGTCCTGGAGCTGATCTGCGGTGACCAGTTCGGGGCGGTCTGGGAGTTGGTGCGGCACCGGCACTCCGGGGTGCTGAACAAGCTCGCCCGTGACATCGCCAAGCACTTCGGGTTGGACCAGCCCCCACCGGGGGGTGGAAGGGCCTCGTAGAACTGATCGGCCGGTTCGGCGAGGCCATCGAGTACGACCTGTTCGAACGCGGCTGGGACCTCCTCGACTACTTCCGGGGGGTCCGGCCGTGGCCGCAGCTGCTGCGGCTGATCGAGAAGCTGCCCCAGCACTCGCGCTATCAGCTGGCGGTGGCCGACGACGACGAGCTGCATGACGCGCGCGCCCCCGCCGCCGGTCGGGGTTCGGGTCGGCGGGGACCGGCGCTGGAGTCGTGGTCGGCACTGGATGAGCTGCGCGCCGACCTGGCCGACGGGTTCAACCTCGTGCAGCACGCGATCGTGGCGGTGAACACCCCGAAGGGGAAACCGCGGCCGAAGTTCACACCTGCGCGCCGGCCGAAGACCGCGGCGGATCGGGCGTTGCGGCGTCAACAACTACAGGTGCACGAGGAGATCGTGGCTGCGGTGCTGCCGTCGAGGGGGTGACGCTTCGATGGCCCAGTACCAGGCGGGCACGGCGTTTCTGCAGGTGCTGCCGTCGCTGAAGGGATTCCACCAGGCGGTCCGCAGCGAGCTGCGGGGGGTCGGGTCGTCGCTGGGGCAGGCGGCCGGGCAGGAGACCGAGAAGGCTCTTGCCCCAACGTTGACGAAGATCCGTTCCGATCTGTCGTCGGTGGGGTCGTCGGCGGAGTCGGCGGGTAAGACCGCCGGGCAGGCGTTGGGGTCGCGGCTGGCGTCCGCGGCCGCGCCGGGGCTGGCCGCGCTCGGCCGGTTCCGCGACGGGTTCACCAACGCCTCGACCGCCGCATCGGGGCTTGCCGGGGCTGCCGGGACGGTCGGTGGGGCGACCCGCCGGGCGATCGACCCGGTCCTCGGCGCCCTTGGCAAGGTTCGGGACGGCTGGAGCTCCTCGACCGCCGCCGCATCAGCGTTCTCCGGGGTCGCCGGGACGGTCGGTGGGGTGGCGCGCCGCGCGTTCGACGGGGTCACCGGCACCCTCGGGCGGGTCCGTGACGGGTTCGTGTCCGGAGAGGCCGCGGCGTCGGCGTTCTCCGGCCGCGCCGGCACCCTCGGCGGGGCGCTGCGGTCCGGGCTGGACGGGGCCCGGTCGGCGGTGGGCCGTCTCGGCGGCGGGTTCACCGAGCTGTCCGGGCACGCGTCCGGGGTGTTCTCCCGCATCGGCGAGTCGATCAAGTCCGGGATCCAGGCGCCGATCGTCGCCGGGATCGGGCTGCTGAAGCAGTTCGGGGCGCTGGCCGGGGTAGCCGGGGCCGGGTCGGCGGTGTTCGCCGGGGTCAACCGGCTCTCCCAGATCGAGCAGGCCAACGTCGCGCTCAAGACGATGATGGGCAACGCGGAGAAGGCCAAGGGTTTCCTCGACGAGGTCCTCGCCTTCGCCAAGACCACCCCGTTCGCGTTCCCCGACCTGGCGAACGCCGCCCGCAACCTCGTCGCGTTCGGCATGGACGCCCGCAACGTGATCCCCACCCTGGAGGCGGTCGGCAACGCCGCAGCCGGCGCCGGGCAGGGCTCGGCCGGGCTGACGATGATCGCCGACGCGTTCGGCGCGATCCAGGTCGCCGGGCGGCTGTCGCTGGAGGAAGTCAACAGGCTCTCGGCCAACGGCATCCCGGCGCTGCAGATCCTGGCGAACCAGGCCGGGATCACCGCGAACGAGATGCGCGACCAGATCAGCAAGGGCGCGGTCGACTCGAACACCGCGATCTCCGGGCTAGTCAAGGGCATCCAGGAAGGCACCAGGGGGATCGCGGGGGAGACCCCGCGCTTCGCCGGCCTGATGAACCAGATGAAGGACACCTGGGTCGGGTCGATCGACTCGCTCAAGTCGTCCATCTCCTCGACCATGGCGACGCTGATCGAGCCGGCGCTGCCGCACATCCGCGCCGGCATGAAGATCGTCGGCGACGAGTTCAAGAAGCTCCCCGACCTGGTCAAGGCCATCGGCAGCAACGAGATCTTCCAGGAGATCACCGGCGGAATCCAGGCGTTCTTCGGGGCGCTGCGCGACGGCGGCAACGACATCACCAGTTCGGGGCTGGCCGGGTTCCTCGAGGCGGTCGGGTTGGCGGCGCGGAACATGTGGGAGGCGCTGTGGCCGGCGGTCAAGTTCCTTGGCTCGATCGCGATCGGGGCGGCGGTGACCGCGTTCCGGCTGCTCGGGGCCGCCCTGGATTACGTGTCGCCGATCGTGGTGAAGCTGTCGGAGTGGCTGCGGCCGCTCACCCCGATCATTGTGGGGATCGCTGTCGCGGTCGGTGGGTTCTACGCCGTCGCGGGCACCGCGACGCTGGTGGTGGCTGGGTTCACCAAGGCGGTCGCGTTCGCCAAGGGCGTGATCCTGTCGGTGCGCACGGCGGTGTGGCTGCTCAACGCCGCGTTCGCGGCGAACCCGATCGGGCTCGTTGTCGCGTTGATCGCCGGCCTGGTCGCCGGGGTGATCTACGCGTGGCACAACTTCGAAGGCTTCCGTAACGTCGTTACGGCGGTGTGGGGGGCGATCAAGACCGCGGCGCTGTGGGCGTGGAACAACGCGCTCAAGCCCGCGTTCGACGGGATCGTCACCGCCGCCAAGGCGGTCGGCGCGGCCGCGGTGTGGCTGTGGGAGAACGCGCTGCGCCCGGCCTGGGACGGGATCGTCACCGCCGCGCGGGCGGTGGGGGCGGCGTTTTCCTGGCTGTGGAGCACGATCCTCAAGCCGGTGTTCGGGTTCATCGGCGACGCCGCGCTGTTCCTCGCGAAGCTGGTCATCGCGCTCGTCGTCGGCCCGATCGTCGCCGCCTGGGAGCTGCTGGGCGCCGCGTTCTCCTGGGTCTGGTCCGCGATCTTGAAGCCGGTGTTCGACGCCGTCGCCGCGGCCGGGCTGTGGCTGTGGACCAACGCGCTGCTGCCCGCGTTCCGCGGAATCCAGGCGATCTGGGACGGCCTGGTCGCGGCCATGAAGTGGGCCTGGGAGAACATCCTGCGCCCCGCCTGGGACGCCATCTCCGCCGCCGCGACCTGGCTGTGGACCAACGTCCTGTCCCCCGTGTTCGGCTGGATCAAGGACACCTGGGACCGGCTGCTGCTGGGTATGAAGGTCATCTGGGAGAACGTGCTCAAGCCCGCCTGGGACGCCGTGGCCGCCGCGGCGACCTGGCTCTGGTCGAACGTGCTGCGGCCGGTCTTCGACTGGATCAAGGCCGGGTGGGATGCGCTCGGCGCGGCGTTCCGCTGGATCTACGACCACATCATCAAACCCACATTCGACTTCTTCGCCTCCGCCGCCGAGGGGTTCAAGAACACCTTCGACCGCATCGTCGGCGGCATCAAGCGCATCTGGGAGGGCATCAAGGAGGCCTTCAAGGCACCCGTCCGGTTCGTGATCGAAACCGTCTGGAACAAGGGCATCGGCTGGCTGTGGGACAAGGCCAAGTCGGTGTTCCCGCTCGGCGACTTCCCCCGTGTCGACCTGTCCGGGTGGGCCACCGGCGGCAGCGTCCACGGCCCCGGCACCGGCACCTCGGACTCCATCCCGGCGCTGCTGTCGGACGGCGAGCACGTGTGGACCGCGCGCGAGGTACGCGCCGCCGGCGGCCACGGCTACGTCGAATCGCTGCGCCAGGCAGCACTGGACGGGAACCTGCCCCGGTTCGCCAAGGGCGGCCCGGTGCGCTGGGACGAGCTGTGGGATGTGGTCCGCCGCGCCTTCCCGACCGCCCGGCTCACCTCCGCGGTCCGCCGCGGCGACTCCGGCGAGCACGGCGCCGGCCGGGCGATCGACGTGGCCGGGCCCCGGCCGATGGACAAGCCGTTCATGCTGAACGTGAACCGGTGGATCGCGGCGAACTACCCCGACTCCCACGAGCTCATCCACACCCCGGGGATCAACCTGTTCAACGGCCGTCCCCACACCTACAACGCCGCCACCCGGGCCGGGCATCACGACCACGTGCACTGGGCGCGGGTGGAGAAGGGCGGCATGCTCGACGTGCTCGGGCTGTTCGCGCGCCGCCCCGGCCTGGCCGCCGACATCGCCTACTACACCGCCCGCGACCAGATCCAGCAGATCCTCGACGAGGTCGTCGGGGTGGTCCGCGGCTGGGTCACCGCCGCGTTCCCCGGCAACGGCACCATGGTCGGCGACTTCCCGCTCAAGGCGTTCGACTGGGCGTGGGGCAAGGCCCGCGACTTCCTGTTCGGCAAGGCCGACGAGGCCGACGCGGCGAGCAACTCGGCCGCCGCCGGCAGCCCCGAGGTCATCGCCGCGGTGCAAGCCGTCGCGAGCCGGTACGGCTGGGGCTCCGGACCGCAGTGGGACGCGCTGTCGAAGCTGATCCAGGGCGAATCGTCGTGGAACCCGAACGCCGCCAACCCGTCGAGTTCGGCGCGGGGCCTGTTCCAGAAGATGACCTCGATCCACGGCCCGGTCGAGCCGACCCCGGCCGGGCAGGCCGAGTGGGGCCTCAACTACATCCGCCGCGCCTACGGCGACCCTGTCACGGCGTACTCGCGGTGGCTGTCGCGGTCGCCGCATTGGTACGACCGTGGTGGGCTCGCGGTCGGGCCTGGTCTGCTGCCGAAGCTCACCGCGAAACCGGAGCGGGTGCTGTCGCCGCGGCAGACCAGCGCGTTCGAGTCGCTCGTCGCGGTCCTCGGGGACGGCGCCTACCGCGGTGGTGGCGGACCCCGCCAGGTGTACGCCGACCAACAGCTGGCCGACGGGGTCCGCGGCGGCGACGGCGCCGAGACACTCAAGGTCGAGGTGCTTGCCCGGGAACCGCTGTCCAGCACGGAGATCGACCGGTTGGCCGCCGAGGTGGTCCGCCGCCAGCAGTGGGCGAGGCGAAGCCGGTGACGATCCTGACGGTCACCCTGGACACGCTCACCGCCTCGCACGGCTCCTATGGCCAGCACGTCGACGACACCGGCACGGCGTGGATCCTCACCGGCCTCAAGGGCTGGACCGCGGGGCCGGGCCGGCGTACCGCGCACAGCGAGCGGCCGACGGCGGACGGGGCGCACCGGTCGGCGGCCTACCGCGGCACCCGCACCCTGGAGCTGGTCGGGCGGATGTTCCCTCCGACTGTGGAGCTGGGGTGGGAGCACGCGGACCGGTTGGCCGCGTTGTGCCCGGACCCGGGGGAGCGGTACCCGCTGGTTGTGCAGGGCGCTCACCGCACTCTGGTGGCCTATGTGGAGCAGGCCGGGGACATCCTGATCGATCCGGTGTCACCGCGGATCTGGGACTGGTCGGTCCCGTTGGTGGCGGCCGACCCGTACCGGTACGACCTGGCCTGGACGTCGGCCTCGGCGGCGGGTGGGGACCCGGGGTCGGGGGGGATCGACTTCGGTGGGTCGGGCGCGGACTTCTCGTCGCCCGGCCTGGACATGGGCACTGCGCCGGCCTACATCGACGCCACTGTGGCCGGTGCTGGGACGGCGGAGGCGCTGCTGGTGCTGCAGGTGACCGGGCCGACGAACAACGTTCAGGTTGAGGGTCTCGGTACACCGTCGGTGGTCGGGGTGCGCGGCGCGGTCGCCGCCGGGGAGGCGTTGTTCGTCAACTGCACAGGCCGGGTGGCGTTCGATGTGCCCGGTTGCGCGGTGCCGATCCCGGCCCGGGGGGCGGTGCTGGGTGGGCAGAACGCCCGCGGCGCGATCTGGGTGTCCGGGGGCTGGCCAGCGCTGCTGCCGGGGGAGTTGCGCACCTTCCGGATGTCCGGCGCGACCGGCCCGGGTTCAAGCCTGACCGTGCATGCGAGGGGAGCGTGGGTCTAAGTGGGCACCGTCAAGAGTCTGATCAGCCCGTGGGCGGCCACGCTCAAGGTCACCGAGAATGAGGCCCGGCTGGCGCTGGGCGCGGGCTGGGCCAAAGCGCCCGGGTCGGCCTACCAGGCCGAGACCGGGGTGGTCGAGTCCGCCGGGCCGACCGCGACGAAGAGCAGCAACAACATCGTGGTGACCGCGCATCAAGCGATCGTGGAGAACGCCTCGGGGACGTGGGTGTGCACGTCGACGGCGTCACTGACCTGCCCGCTGGAGACCCCGCTGCCGGCCGCGGGCCAGTCGCGGTGGGATCTGATCGTCGGCGAGGTGGTGTCCGGGGACTATCAGCTGCGCTCGGTGACCGGCACCGCCTCGTCGAACCCGTCGGTGCCCGGTACTCCGATCAACACCATCGCGCTGTTCCGGACCCGGGTCACCAACGCCGGTCCCCAAGAGGTCATCGCGCTGTACTCGTGGACCCGGGCGCCGGGTGGGATCCGGTTGTGCGAGGACTGGGACACCCGTGTCGGCTCGTTCGAGGGCGACCTGCGCCGGTTCAAGAACGGGCAGATCGAGGCGTGGGTCGGCGGGGTGTGGGTGCCGATGGTGTCCCCGGCCGCCTGGACCCAGTGGAACCCGGTCCTGTCCTACGCCGGGCAGGGCGGGAACCCGTCGGGCACGGTGAACCTGGGGGTGAACGGGCAGGCGTTGGGCCGCTACCTGGTGTCCGGGAAGCGTCTGGACCTGGCCTACACGTTCTTCTTCGGCAACAGCGGAATCAACGCGGGCACCGGCACGATCTCCACCACGCTGCCGCCGGGGATGACCTCGCGCACCGGGCTGGAAACCCACGTGCTGTGCGTGCTCTACACCGGCAACGAGGGCGCGCAGAAGCTGTTCTCCGGGGCGTGTTTCCTGCCGCCCAACTCCACGGTGTTGCAGCCCCGGTTCCCGATGAACGAGTCCTACACCGGGCTGGGCAACCTGAAGGCGGCCAGCGCCCCGGGCGCGGCCGGCACCGGCATCCCGCAGCTGCCCGGCAAGTACCCGATCACCACGGCGTCGGTGCTGTCGATCACCGGGACGATCGAGATCCAGTGACCGCCCCCGAGTTTGAGGTGCTGGTGGCCCGCACCCGCACCGGGGAGATCGTCGACGGCCTTGATCAGCCCAGCTGGGCGTTCGACGAGCCCCTGGCCTGGGGCGAGGCCGGCCGGGCCGACGTCACCGTGGACCTCCCCGGCCGGGACCGGGCCGGACAGATCCTGCGCTCCACGCTGCGCGGCATCGCCGCTGGCATGTCCAGCCTCTCCCTGGCCGTGGTGCGCGACCGCACCGTGCTCTGGGCCGGCCCGGTCACCACCCTCGGATGGGACGCCACCGGGGTGCGGATCGGCGCCGCCACCCTGGACTGGGTGTACGAGCGGCGGATCGTGGTCGCTGACGGCTACTGGCACGACCCGGCCAATGAGGCAGCCGACCTCGTCCGCGACCTGCTGCCCCGGGACCTGGTGCTCGAGCTGCTGGCCCGAGCCACCGCCGGCCCGGGCCGGTCCCTGCCGGTGAGCCTGCCGGCACAGTCCGGCGCGGAAGGCAGCACCGTCACCTACCTGGGGGCGGACCTGCGCACCGCGCGGGAGACGGTGGCCGAGCTGGTCGACGCCGACGGCGGCCCGGACGTGCTGCTGCGCCCCCAGTTGTCGGACGACATGGCCACGCTGTCCTGGGATGTCGCGATCGGGGACCCGCACCTGGGAGGGCCGAACGACGACGCGGTCTGGGACTTCCCGCTGGTCGCGATCGCCGGGGAGTTGGACGACTCGGAGACCCGCACCGTCGCCTACGCCGCCGGGGACGCCCCCGACGGTGACGGCGGCGAGAAGCAGCGGCTGGTCGGGGTGTACGCGGTCGACCGCGGCGACCCGTGGCTGGTGTTGGAGCGCGCCGACCGGGACAACGTGTCCAACGCCTACCCCGATCAACTGGCCGCATTGGCGCGCTCCTACCAGCAGCAGTACGCGCAGGCCGTGGAGGAGATCACCCTGGCCGCCCCGTCCGACGCCGGCCCGCCGTATCGGGACACCTGGGGCCTGGGGGACACCTGCGGGTTCACGGTGACCGGGCATCCGTGGCTGGACGATGTGGCCACCCGTCGGCGGATCATCGCGGTGTCGATGACCCCCGCCGAGCTGAAGCTGACCACGATCGGCGAGCGGTTGACGCCGGGGAGCCCGTGATGGCCCGGATCGCGCGGACCACGAAGGACGTCGAGCCGCAGACCGAGCGACGGCTGCGCGAGTTGGACCGGCAGGCCCGGCACCCGGCGGACCGGGTCGCCCGCGGCGCGGCCGCCGCCGCGGCCCAGGGCGTGGTCGGCTACCGCACCCGGGCCGGGGGGAACATCCACCCGTTCGCCGGTGGCACCCGGCGGATGGTGCTCTCGGCCAGCGCGCCGGTGGTGGCCGACCGGATCTATCTGGTCTCGGCCCGGGTCGGGGTGTGGACGGACGGCGCGGACTCCGGCGCCGACCTGTTCCTGACCTACACCACCAGTGGTGTTGAGCCGACCACGTCCAGCCCCGATCTCAAGCAATCGTGGGTGATTTTCCCCGGTGGCGGCTTCGTCAACGAGGGCGTGTTGGACAAGTTGTACGCCCCCACGACCGACCACGTGCTGTCGGTGCTGCTGTCCGCGCAGGGGTTCTCCGCCGGGCAGAACTACGGGGTGTGGTCCTCCGGTGCCTCGCGCCCCGAGCTGTGGATCACCGACCTCGGAATGGACCTCGGCCCGTCCGGGGTCGATTACTGACCGGAGGCCCGCATGACCGCCCGCGACCCCCAGCAGTGGATCACCGACCGGCAGCGGGTCATCGCTACCCCGAAGCTCGGGGTGAGCGTCCGCGGCCGAGTCGTCGGCTACCAGCCCGAGCAGGTGATCGTCGAGCTCGACGACGGCGGCCGCGCTGGCTTCCCGGTGGAGCAGGTGTCTCCGCTGGTCGACGAGCAGACGCAGATCGAGGCCCAGGCGGTCGCCGCGCTCGGCGGCGGCACCGCCGGGCGGGATCGGCTCGCCGCGCTGCTCGACGCTGGCCTGCAGGTCGTCGAGACCAGCCGGCCGCGGCTGACCCGGCCGGATCTCCGCACGCAGTAGCCGCGCGGCGCGGCCCTGAGACCCCCACGGACTGACCGCATCAGTAACCCGGAGGAGGGTCTTTGACCACGCTGCTCGCCCGCTACCGCTACCGCGGCCGCCACCGCAAACCGACCCACACCGCCCGCAACGTCGCCGCGGCCGCCGCCACCGGCGTTGTGGTCGCCGCGCTGGCCACGCAGACCGCTGAAGCCACCGAGCTCGCACCCGCGGTGGACTGGGGCCCGATCATCGCGTGTGAGTCCGGTGGGGACCCACGCGCCCAGAACCCCCGATCCTCGGCGTCCGGGCTGTACCAGTTCATCGACTCCACCTGGCTTGCCTACGGCGGCGGCCAGTACGCGGCCCGGGCGAAGGACGCCACCCCAGCCCAGCAGACCGAGATCGCCAACCGAGCCTACGCGGCCGAGGGGCTACGTCCCTGGGCCGCGAGCAAGGGCTGCTGGGCCGGCAAGACCGGGCCGGCCACACCGAAGCCCGCACCAGCCAAGACCAAGGCGGAGCCGCCGCTCACCACACCGGCCCCGAAGGCGGCGGGGAAGCACCACCAACCGGCGGGCGTCGGGACCGGCGTCTACACGGTGCGGCCCGGCGACACCCTCTCCGAGATCGCCGTCCGCCACGGCACCACCTGGCCGCTGCTGCACGCCAAGAACCGCGCTGCCGTCCCGAACCCGCACCTGATCTACCCCGGTCAGCGGCTGGCCCTCTGACCGACCCACATCCTCGCTGTCCCAATCCCGAGAGGACCCTCGCTGTGCGACGACGACTCTGGTTGATCATCTCGGCGTGCGCGGCGCTGCTGCTGACGGTTGCTTGCCAGCCCGGCTCCTACGACATCTCGGTGACCGGACCTGGCGTGGACGGCTCAGGCACGGTGATCGTGGACGGCTCAACGTCTCCGCCGCCGACCACCGACCCCACATCTCCGCCGCCCACGACGGAGCCCCCGCCGACGGCGGGCGACACCACACTGACCGCGACCCCCCTGGACGGGCAGGTCCGCCTCGACTGGACGACCACCCGCACCGACATCACCGGGCAGCACATCTCCCGGGACGGCACCGACACCGACGGCACCGGCTACTGGGGCACCGACCTGGGTCCCGAGGTGCGCACGTTCACGATGGACCTGCTGCGCCCCGGTGACAGCTACACGTTCACGCTCAAGACGTGGTCGGCGACCGAGGCGTTCCCGGATGTGACGGTCACCGCGACCCCGCTGGGGGACGCGCTGCCGCCCACCACCGACCCGACCAGCCCGCCCCCGACGTCCGGGCCGCCACCGCCGGGTGGGGACCAGACCGAGGCCGCGGTCAAGTACGGGTGGGGCACCCCGATCTGGGCCGACGAGTTCAACTACACCGGCGCCCCGGACCCGAGTAGGTGGTCGGTCTACGGCGAGGGCGGCAGCGGCGGCTGCTGGCCTGGGCACGCCGGTAACGGCCGCCGTTGTGTGCACGCGGCCACCGTGAACGGGTCGGCGTTGGTGCAGACCGGGTTCGCCAACGGGGACAGCGCCGGGATGGCGGCCAAGCTGGACCGCCAGTACGGCCGCTGGGAGGCCCGGGTCAAGTCCTACTCGACCGGGCCGGGCAGCAACACCTACCACCCGCTGCTGCTCATCTGGCCGACGAGTGACATCTGGCCCGAAGATGGCGAGTACGACTTCTGGGAGAACGCCGCCCCGGACGGCACCTGCGCCGGGCATTTCATCCACTACCCGCACCCGAACATGCCGGTGCAGCAGGAGGGCGGTTGGTGCATGACCCCGGGCGTGGATCTGGGGCAGTGGCACAACGTGGCGGTGGAGTGGACCCCGGAGTACATCGCCGGGTTCATCGACGGGGTCGAGGTGTACCGCTATTCCGGGGGCGCCGGCCCCGGCGGGCGGTCGTGCATCCAGTGCATGCCGTCCGGGCATCTGACCATCCAGCTGGACAACTTCTCCGGCACCAGTATGCAGCCAGCCAAGTACGAGATCGACTGGGTCCGGGTCTACGGGATCTGAGCCGGAGGACTGATGTGGGTGCCCGATGCGCGTGAAGCCCGGAGCGATACGCGACGCCGTGCTGCTGATCGGGGGCCTGGCGCTGCTGGGCTACGAGACGGTCATCGCCGCGGAACCACGGATCGCGATCCTCACCATCGCCGCCGCGATGATCGGCCTCCCCGCGACGGTGCTGGCCGACCGCAAGCTGATCTCCCGAAACACCACACCATCGGAGTCGGACCCGTCCCCGGGTCCGCCGTCGGGGAGGCCACCACGGTGACCCAGCTCGGCCAGATCGTCGAATCACACCCAATCAGCACCGCCTACCTGACGCTGTGCTCGCTGTCGTGGCTGATCGCGATGGTCGGTCTGTGGTGACCGGCCGCCACCGCCGACGACCCGTAGATCGGAGAACCCCTGTGAATCCTGCCCGGATCCTGGTCGGGGCCGCGGTCGGCGCGCTGCTGGCCGTCGCGCCGACGACCGCGCTCGCCGCCCCCGCCGCGGACTGCCGCGCGGAGGCCGCCGCGGTGACCACGGCGCAACGTGACTACGACGCCGCGCTCGCCGACGCCACCGCTCGGCTCACCGCGAAGGGCGTGACCACCGGGCAGATCGCCCAGGCCCGCCGCATCCTCGAAACCGGGGTGTCCAGTCAGGGACTCGCCGGTGGCACTGTGGACCAGCTGCGCGGCCTGTACGAGCAGGCGAACCTGCGGTTCGGGGCCGCGGATGTGCCGGTCGCGATGGCCGTGCTGAACACCCGCATCGCCTTGGAGAAGGCGGTGGTGGAGCGGGCGAAGTGCGTCCCGGCCCCCGCAGCATCCGGCCCGGGCAGCACCGTCACGCCGCACCCCGACACCGGCGCCGCGAAGACGACCAGCCCGCGCCACACCCCAGCGGACCGCGGCGGCGGCTTCACCCAGGTCGAACGGGTGCCGGTCGGCGCCCCGGAGACGGGCGGGCTGTGAGGCGGCTGCTGCCCACGCTCGGGCTGGCCACGATGCTGGTGGTGGGCTGCGGCCAGCCCGAACCCCCCGCCCCACCCTCGCATCCGGTGGCGCCGGTCGAGGTGGCCGATCCGGTCGCAGTGACCATCCCCGCCATCGGCGCCCACAGCTCGCTGATCCCGCTCGGCGTCGACCCCGACGGCGCCGCCGAGGTCCCACCGGTACACACCCCAGAGCAGGCCGGCTGGTACGAACCCGGGCCCGAACCGGGCCAGCCGGGCCCCGCGGTGCTGCTCGGCCACGTCAACGGCGCCGGCCGCCCCGGGATCTTCGCCCGGCTGCACGAGCTCCGGCCCGGGGACGACGTCACGGTGGACCGCGCCGACCACACCTCGATCACCTACCGGATCACCCGCGTCGAGCAGCTCCCCAAGCACGACTTCCCGACCGCCGCCGTGTTCGGGGACCAGCCCGAGACGGTGATCCGCCTGGTGACCTGCGGCGGCACCTTCGACCGGACCGCCGGGTCCTACATCGACAGTGTGATCGCCTACGGGGAGGCCACATGATCAGCGTCCCTCGGGATGCGCAGTCCCGCGCCTACCGCGAGATGGACAGCTGGGAGCGGTACGCCGACATCGAACTCGGCGCGCACGGCGAGGCCGAACACCCTCCCGCCACCGGACTGGACGGGATCCGGCTGCCCGAGCAGTACGAGGCGGCGATGTGGGACGCCGGCCGCCAGCCACCGCCCACCCCTGGCGAGGCCCGGGTCCAGCTGGCCGAGCGGATCGCCGACCCGGCCGCGCCGGACGGTCCCGAATCCGCCGGCGCCTACGACCACCTGGAGGACTGATGGGGGTTCGGGCGCTATGGCTGGCCGACGCGGCGCGGCTGACCGGTTACCCGGTGCTGGAGGTCGCCGGGTGGCGCACCCGCGGGCACGGCGACTTCCGGCAGCTCGAGGGTGTGGTTCTGCACCACACCGCCGACGGCCCGACCGGCAACTATCCGAGCTTGGGTGTGGTGCGCGATGGCCGGGCGGGCCTGCGGGGCCCGCTGGCCAACCTCGGGCTCGCCCGCGACGGCACCGTCCTAGTGATCGCCGCTGGGGTGGCCTGGCACGCCGGAGCCAGCCGCTGGGCCGGGTTCGCCGATCTCAACTGGACATTCCTCGGCATCGAGGCCGAATCCCGCGGCACCGTCGACGACTGGACCCCCGCGCAGCGCGACGCCTATCCGCGGCTGGTGGCCGCGCTGCTGCACTACATGCGCCGCGGCGCGGACCGGGCGTGCGGCCACAAGGAGTGCGCGCTACCACCCGGCCGCAAGATCGACCCGGCGTTCTGGGATCTACCCGCGCTGCGCCGCCGCGTCGACTGGATGCTCGCCGACCCGCTCGCCCGTATCCCGCGTTTCGCACAGGAGGACACCATGCCCACCGCCCGAGAGATCGCCGACGCGATCCTGGACACCCCGATCGACCGCCACGGTGACATCACCGAGGCCCAGCGGGAGCGGCCGACCACGCTGCGCGCGGTGCTGGCCTGGTCCGACCACAACTTCGTGCACGGCCCTTGGTCGTCCCCGGTGGGCGCCGACCTGACGCAGAAGATCGGCGAGGTGCACCGCACGTTGCAGTTCGGCCAGGCCGGGGTGCGCACCCCCGGTGACCTCGTCGCCTGGTTGCACGAGCAGTTCGGCCGGCTGAGCTCGGTGGGGGACGCCGGGCAGGTCGCCGACGCGCTGCTCGAGGCCGGGCTCGGCCGGCAGGTCGCCGCGGCCTTGGTCGCCCGGCTCGGCCCCGACCCCGACCCTGACCCCGAGCCGGAGCCGGGGACTTCGGCGGCGTGACCCGTCGGCGGGCCTGGGATCTCGCGTGGGCCGCGTGGGCCGCCGCCACCCTCTCCTCTTTCGCCTGGTTGGAGGCCGCCGCGCTGCGCCGCGCCCGGCATCCGACCCTGTCGCGCACGCTCGCCCGGTGGCTCGGGGTGCACCCGCGCCGGCCGTGGGGCCGCGCCGCGCCGCTCGTGTTCCTCATGTTCTGGGCGTGGCTCACGGTCCACGTGACCCGGATTCGATGATCACGAAGGGAAGATCCGGATGACTACTATCGCGTTCTGGCGGTCCGCTGCTGAGCGGTCCGTCAAGACCATGGCACAGTCGCTGCTGTCGCTGTGGCTGGTCGGGGACGTCCTGTTCAACCTGCTGGCCGTCGACTGGCCGCTCGCCGGCGGGGTGTCCCTGGGCGCTGGGGTGATCTCGCTGCTCACCTCGATCGCGTCCGCCCCGGTGCACGGCGACGGCACCCCGTCACTGGTCGGCGAGGGCGACCACCGGCCGCGGCACGCCGTCTGATGCCCGCCGTCCGGGCCGACCTCATCGTCGAGGCCGGCTCCTACGAACCCCAGTACTGGGTCATCACCGACCCCGACTCGGGCCAGCCGCTGGACCTGACCGCACCCGGCTACCTGGTGCATGCGGTCGTCTCCTCCCGGGAGGACGGCACCGGTGATGTGCTGCTCGACCTGCCTGACACCTCGGTGTGGCGGCGCACCGCCGACGGCCGGATTTATTTCGAGCCGCCGTCTGCCCTGTCGGCCGGATGGGGGGCGGTGCGTGGCTTCTACCAGGCCGAACTGTCCCATCCGGCGGGGGAGACCGTCCGGTTCTCCCAAGGCCGGTTCATTGTGGACCCCGAGCTTGTGAAGGACTGACAAATATGCCAACTGACATTGTTTCTGGCAGCTATCACGTTTTCCGAGGAATCGGAGCGTTCGTTGCAGTGGACACTCAGACAGTGGAGACGCGCTACGCTCCCCCCGGGAAAGATTATCATTAGCGTCCAGGCGTTCGTGGAGCATCCCGTAACCGGAGAGCGTAGACCTCTTGTGGCAGAAGTAAATAACGATGCCACTAGTTTCGATGTGTACGTCAAGAGTTTTGAACAGGGCGTCGCAATGAATGGTTATGCATGGATGATCTGCGCAAGCCTGCCCGCCTGAGCCTGAGGGACTGATGACTCATGGAGATCTTCCCCAACGAGGGGCTGGACTACCTGCTGGGCATCGTCCCGCGGGGCGGGGCCGCCCCGTCCACGCTGTACCTGTTCCTGTTCACCTCGCAGACCGCGGCCACGGTGCCGGCCGCGGACGCGGTGCTGGCCACCGAGACCGGGGTGACCGAGGCCGCCTACCCCGGCTATGCCCGGGTGGCGGTGGCCGCCGCAGACTGGGGGGCGCCGGTGTCCGAGACCCTTTGGTCGCAGGCGGTGCGCGCGGTGACCGCCGAGCAGAAGGTGTTCCCCGCGGCGACCGGCGCCGACGCCACCCCGATCCACGGGTTCGGGGTGGCCACCGCGGCCACCGGTGGGGTGGCGTTGTGCTACAGCAATTTCGACGACGAGGTCGCGATCCCCGAGCTTGCGCTCGGGGACACCATCAAGGTCACCCCGAAGTTCGGGTTCAGCGACTGAGCGGGGGCTGAGCGGTGCCCACCACCGGCCCGGTCTACGCGGGCGCCGCCGCCGCGGTCGCCCAGACCTGGGCCGGGCTGGGTAACGCCACCGGCGGCCCGGACAACGCCACCGCGACGTGGACCTCCGGCACCGGCAACACCACCGGCACCGTCGAGCTGTCGGGCTTCGGGTTGCACGCGGTGCTCCCGCCCGGCGGGGACGCCACCAGCGTCACGGTCACCGTCCGCTCCTCGGTGTCCGACACCTTCACCCTCCGCATCGCCAGCCACACCGCGCAGCTGTACCTCGGCGGTACCCCGGTCGGGTCGCCGACCACGCTGACCAAGAACACCGGGCTCACCGACCAGGCGTTCGTCGTGCCCGGGCCGATCCCGTACGCGCAGCTCGCGGATCTGCGGGTGCGGGTGTCGGGCACCAAGGGGGTGCAGAACACCACCACCACCGTCGCGGTGGACGCGGTGTGGGTGGAGGTCAGCTACGAGCAGCCGTCGACGACCCACGAGCAGACCGGCGGCGCCGCCGCCCGGGCCGCGGCCGGCGGGTGGCGGCTGGTCACCGGCCCCACCAGCTACGCGCTGTCCGGGGCCGCGGCCACCGCGACGGCCGCCGCCGGGGCGAAGACCGTCACCCCGGCGGCGACCCACGTCACGGCGGGTGGGGCGGCGGCCGCCGCGGCCGGGTCCGGCACCAGGACCGTGACCCCACCGGCCGTCCACATCCGCGGCGGCGGCGCCACGACGGTCGCCGGCGGCGGCGGGGCCGCGGTGCTCACCCAGCCGGCCACCCTGGCCCGGACAGGCGGGGCCGCCGCGACCGGCGCCGGCGCTGGTACCACGGCCGTGGAGCGGGCCCGGACAGGCGGGGCCGGCGGCCGCCCGGCCGGCACCGGTTCGGTCACCGTCACCCCGGCCGCAACGCACCCCCGCACCGGCGGGGCCGCGGCGCGGGGCGTCGCGGCCGGGGCCCGGGTCATCGACGGTCCCGCGACGATCATCAAGACCGGTGGGGCGGGTTGCCGCCCGGCCGGCTCCGGCGCCCGGGCGCTCGCGCATCCCGTCGTGCACCCCCGCCTCGGCGGCGGATCGGCGACCGCGGTCGCCGGCGGGCCCGCGACCGTCACCAGCCCCGGAACCAGCGCGAAATCCGGCGGCGCGGCCACCGGCCTGGCCGCCTCCGGCCAGCAGGTGGTCACCCCTCCCGCGACCCATCACCGCGGCGGCGGGGCCGGGTCGCACGGGGCCGGCGCCGGCGCGGCCGCCGTCACCTCGGCCACCACCCTCACCACGCATGGTGGGGCCGCGGCCGCCGCCGGCGCCGGCGGGGCCGCGACCGTCGCCCGGGCGGCCGTCCACCAGCGGGGCGGGGGAGCCGTGACCGTCCCGGTCGCGGCGGGCGCGGTCGTTGTCGCCTCGCCGAGCGCGGCGGCGCGGACCGGTGGCGCCGCCGCGGCGCCCGCCGCGGCCGGGACGGTCACGGTCAAGTCCTCGGTTGTGCACCGCAAGTCCGGTGGCGCCGCCGCGGCCGCAGCAGGCACAGGGCAGCACACGATCACCCACCCGACGACGCACGCCCGGACCGGTGGTGCGGCGCCGCTGGCGATCGCCGGGGGCACCAAGACCGTCATCCACCCATCGGCCATCAGCAAGACGGGTGGCGCCGCCACCGGCCCCACCGCCATCGGGCGGTGGACGTACCCCAGCAGTCACATCGTCACCGGCGGCGCGGCCGCGGCCGGGGCTGCTGCCGGGGCGTTGACGCTGCGCCGGGCGCTGGCCGGCTGGCCCCCCGACATCAGCGGACCACACCGCCACCCGCTCCTCGACCTCACCGCCCCGACGGCAGACCCGCTGATCACGACGAGCGGCCCCCACCCGGAGCCGCCGTTGAAAGCCGCGGCGCCGGCCGCCGACCCGCTGGTCTCCGTCACCGGGCCGGCCACGGAGCCGCTCGTGCGGGCCACCCGCGGTTAGGTGTCCATCCAGGCGGCGTCCATCACCGCCGCCCCCTCCGGATGCAACTCCCCCCGGGCGATGTAGACATCGGTCAGCGTCGACAGCTTCGCGTGCCCGGTCAGGTCACCGATCTGCCGGGTCGACAACACCCCGGCGTCGTGCCAGATCGTCGCTGCGGTCTTGCGCCACGCGTGGCTCGACATCCAGTCCAGCCCCACCCACCGCCGGGCCTCCCGGATGTAGCGGCCGGTGTTGTTCGGGTGCTTGTAGCCGACCCCGCCACCCCGGCGGGCTACGGGGAACACCGGGTCGGTGTCGGCGCCGCGGTCGCGGGCGGCGAGCGCCTCGACCACGAACCGCGGCAGCGGGATCACCCGCAGCGACCTCTCCGTCTTCCCGCGGTGCACCTGAAGTCCCTCCCCCTTGACCGCGACGACGTTCCCCGAGATGGCCACGATCGGCACCAGCCGCATCCCATCGAGGCCGTCGATCGGCACCCCCTCGAGGTCGACATCGCACCAGCGCACCGCGAGCGCCTCACCGAGCCGGACGCCGGTGCCGAGCATGAACCGCACCAGATCGGGCAGGTCGCGGCGCCGGGCCGCCTGCTGCGCCCTCCGCTCCTTGGGGTCGTCGGACTCGCCGTCGAGCCAGTCCAGCCAGCGCCGCCGCTCCTCCGGGGTGAGCGCCCGCGGCCGCTTCCGCGCGCCACCGCGGATGTCTTCGACGTCCCGGACCGGGTTCGACGGCAGCGCCTCGTGCCGCACCGCCAGGCCCATGATTGCGCTGACGACGGTCCGGACCCCCTTGCGGGTGCCACTGGCGTAGCGGGTGCCGAGCCCGGTGAAGAAGTTGTCCAGCCGGGCGACGGTGCACTCGACGAGGCGGAGGTCCCCGATCTCCGGGAGCACGATCTTCTCGAGCCGGTGCCGGTAGCGGTCAGCGCTCGTGCGAGTCAGGGCGCCGTCCGCGACCCTCGCGTCGACCTTCAGCAGCCACAGCTCCGCGGCGCGGCGGACGCGGTGGTGCGGCTTGAGGTCCTCGTCGGTGACGCCGCGGCGGTCGGAGAGCTTGTGCTGCAGCGCCCGCCGGGCGGCGGTCTTCGACGGGCCGCGGGCCTCGACCTTGACGGTCTTGCCGGTCATCTCCCGGTAGCGGCACCGCGCCACGAACCGGCCGGGGGAGAGTTCGCGGACGGTGATGTTCCCGTGGTGGCCGAGGTCGAGCGGCGGGCGCGGCAT